GCCCAGAGGCATGCGTAGTGATGAGAATGACCGAGTGTTTGAACAACACAAACAATTTCCTTTTAAGAGTTATGAAGAGCTGCCTTTAGTAAACACAGGCTGTGATTCATATGCATCATGGGATCCACGATTCAAAGATTTATCTCCCATGCTGACATCAGATGCCATTGTGGAAAGAACAATAGAAATATTGCCTCATAAAAAATGGGTGGATGAACATTTTATATTCACAGGCGGAGAACCGTTGTTGGGTTGGCAGAGATCATATCCAGATGTGTTGGAACATGCCAAGATGCAAGGTTTAAAAGAGATCACTTTTGAAACCAACGGCACACAAAAATTACATGCAGATTTTAGAAAATATCTCACTGAATGGAGTCAGAAGAACGGTAGAAGCAAAGAATCTATAACATTCTCTGTGAGTGCAAAATTGAGTGTGAGTGGAGAGAAAAGAGAAGAAGCCATACTGCCTGAAGTGGTGGCAGAATATAGTGAAGTAGGTCATGTGTATTTAAAATTTGTAGTGGCTACCAACGAAGATGCCGAAGAAGCAATTCAAGCAGTGGCAGATTATCGAGCAGCAGGATTCTCGGGATCAGTATATCTGATGCCTGTGGGTGGAGTAGAGAGTGTTTATCACTTGAATAATAGGAGAGTGGCAGAGTTAGCTATGCGAATGGGTTATAGATATAGTGATAGATTACAAGTGCCACTGTTTAAGAATGCCTGGGGAACTTAAAAATAATCCTTTAAACATTGCCTATCAACCAGGATTTCATGGAAATTATTTACGATATTTTTTAGATAGATTTAGTGCATTAACACCTGCAATTACAGAAACTCCTTTTGTAGAAAGTGGAAATTCTCATAACAATAAAATTAAATATTCTAAATTAATAATAATATATCATCCAATTAGAGAAAATTACAAATTTAAAAATGAGGATCAACCCCATATTTTTATAACAATCGAAGAAAAAGATCTTTTATATCTATATAGATGTTTACACACACGTCAAGTAGAAGAGATAGATCGACCAGATATTCGTATTAAAGTGGAAAATGAAAAAGTTATTTTTTCTCCATATCTTGAAAAACTTTATTCTAAAAAAATACAAAACATATATAATTATAATACTAATAACAAATTGGTTATCCCAAAATTTATTTTTAGAGATCTTATAAAATTAAATTTTTTGAATATAAAAGACGATGAGGTCTTGCAAGATAATCTGTCTTTTAAAAAAAAAGCTCCTAATAACACTCTTTTTTTTCCAATTTCTGCATTTTGGGAATTCGATAATTTTTTTAAAAATATACAAAAAATAAATCAAAAATTTAATTTACAAATAGAAATAAATGATCAAGCAAAAGATCTACATAAACAATTTTTAAATACAAGAAAAGATTATAACTCTAAAGATCGAATAAAAACAATCATTGATTGCATAAAAAATCGGCAGAATTATGATCTTACCACATTAGATGTATTTGAAGAAGGTTATCTTTCGGCATGGATAGAATCAAATTTTAAATTTAAAATTATACCTAATACAAATTCTTTTTTTAAAGACGTAAATGAATTATTAGAATATCTAGACTGGTATCCTCAACATTACCAAGCAATGAATCCTAATTTACCAACTTTTAATGGTATTCCTAATCCTTTTTATTTGCATAAAAATGGAAAATAAAGTATAATATATTTTATGAAAGTTAAAAAAACTAAAAATACAAAAGTTCAAAAGAGCGAAGAGCCAATGGTTAAAGTTTTACAAGTGAATGTAAATCCAGAAAACCCAAGAAATGGATTCTTTGAATTAGACTGGAATGATGAATTTGTTAATATGTTGAAACAGAACGGCTACACAGGAGAATCTGAAGAAGAGATTGTGGATCGTTGGTTTCAAAGCCTGTGCAAGACCATCGGCAATGAGCAAGGCATAGACATAACTGGTGCAGGTTATGTACAAATCAATAGACGAAACGACGGCAAGACTGAGGTATCTTAGAGTATGACCCATATATTGGTCGATACTGCTAATACTTTTTTCCGAGCAAGACACGTGATACGTGGTGATGCATCAGAAAAGATCGGTATGGCTATACATATCACTTTAAATTCTATTAAAAAAGCCTGGAATGATTTTGATGGTACTCATGTGATATTCTGTTTGGAAGGTCGTAGTTGGAGGAAAGACCACTATGCTCCTTATAAAAGAAATAGAGCAGAAACAGTGCAGGCAATGACAGCAACTGAGCAAGAAGAGAATAAATTATTTTGGGAGTGCTATGATGATTTTGTTGATTTTATTCGAACCAAGACTAATGTCACAGTGCTACAGAATGGCAGATGTGAAGCAGATGATCTAATAGCTCGTTGGATTGACAAGCATCCTGATCAACAGCACGTAATCATTAGTACAGATAAGGATCTCAATCAATTAATAGCACCCAATGTGCGACAATACAACGGTGTTACTGAGGAAACCATAACTGTGGATGGCTATTTCGATAAAAAAGGCAATCCTGTTATAGACAATAAAACCAAAGAGCATAGAAAAACAGAGAGTGCAGAATGGACCATATTTGAAAAAGCCATGAGAGGAGATCCATCTGATAATATATTTTCAGCATACCCAGGTGTGCGTAAAAAAGGTACTAAAAACAAAGTGGGCTTATTGGAAGCATTCGAAGATAGAACCAATAAAGGTTATGCTTGGAATAATCTAATGTTAAGTAAATGGATGGATCCGGAAGGTGTAGAACATAGAGTTATGGACGATTATGAGCGTAATAGATTACTGGTTGATTTACATGCACAACCAGAAGCTATTGTGCAAGAATTAGATCAAACAATTGCTCAAGCCAAAGCAGAAAACAAACAGATATCACAAGTGGGCATAAGATTCATGAAATTTTGTGCCAAGTATGATCTACAAAAGATTACAGAACAAGCACAGTTATATGTAGAACCATTTAATGCAAGATTAGTATGACCATGCGAGCAAAAATATTAGTAAAAGATAAATTTTGGATCATAGAAGAAAATGGTCAGAAATTAGGTACACTGCAGAAAAAAGACAACGATGGTTGGATCTTCTTAGGTAAGAAAGACCAGAGACAGGAATACCCTACACAAGAAAGTCTATATGCTCGATTTGGATCGGGTATATTTGCATCAGATATCTCAGTGCCGGAGAATGAGACTAAATTAGAAGAGAGTGAGTGGCACGTGCATGGATTCCCTTGCTCACAACAGCCGTATAATGCCATGTTTGATGTGCAAAAACAACTGCCCATTTACACCAAAACACCCAAAAGCCGAAGTCTATTTTGTGCAGGCTATTATATCATAGATTTCCCCAAAGGATGGAGGAAAGCCTACTGTCCTAAGGTAATTACACTACAGCGATATCCATATAAAGGACCTATCAAAACCAAAATAGAAATGCAACAGATATTAAACAATGCAATCAAAGAACAAAATACAGACACAACCCATTGAAGACTTCATAGCAAGAGTAAGAACTGCTAAGTCAAAACAGGATAAAAATATTACCCTAACCATACAGGATGCTGATCGTTTGGCAGGCAGTTTAAGTCAAACCATGACAAGGTTAGTATCTGTACAGGAAGAAATAATCGAGGCGCTAAAAACAGCACAACAGTCGCAAACGATCAACATTGAAATGGACGGCGGCAACTTTTCTAAATAGTTTATCTGGTAAAAATTGGTAAATACTATGATAGATTATGTCAAGACCAAAGCCTACAGTGCTGTTAACAATCAGCAATAAAGACACTTACAAGCAAGAGGAAGTGCTTGCGGCAGTGGGAATTTGGGCAGTGTTTTACGATGGTAAACCAATCAATCTAAAATCATCTAGTTTGGTTTCTAATTATCCGGGTCCTAAGTACAAGAAAGTTTCTTTTTCCAACCCAGGACATGCGGAAAATCTAGCTAAAAAGTTAAACACCATGCACAAAACTGATAAGTTTGGTGTATACCTATTAAAGACTGGCGAAAAATTTAAAAGATAATTAACAGTATGGACGTTAAGACCGCCTATACTCGCACCTTCATGCAATTGTTAAATCAGCCTGATCATGAAGAAACTCTAAAGAGCTGTTATTACACTTGGTGGCAGAATGTAAGAGAGAGCTATCAAGCAAGATCATTGCGATTGACCAAACAAGGATTAGACATCATAAACCGATTAGAAATCAAAACCTACACTATTAAATTCCCTGACAAAATCATTTTTACACCGCAAACTTTTCTATGGTTAGATGAGTTTGTAGATTGTCCATACTATGTGGATAAAAAACAGATTGTGGTCACAATGGAAAAAATGGCTCTGCAATTGATGATGTTTGCTGGAGATGTCACCAAATATGGCCTAGCTCGTGCAATGAGCAAAATGGACGAACAGAAAAATGCATAATAAAACCTATTGTAAATTTCCATTCAATGGATTCCAAATCAATGCGAGAGGAAATAGATTGTGTTGTAATTCCTATAAATTCTCACAAGATAAACCAACAGAGTTTTGGAGTGATCAATATCTAAAACAAGTTAGAGAAAAAATGGCTGCAGGAACAGAATTAAAAGAATGTAATAATTGTTATAAAACAGAAAAAATTAATGCATTAAGTCTTCGACAACACTATAATTCTATTTTTAAACAATATAATACAGAAGAATTACCCTCTGTTGCAGATTTAGATTTCAGTAATCTATGTAATTTAAAATGCATAATGTGTAATGCCGATAGAAGTTCTCAGTGGGCTAAAGATCTCAATAAAAATAAAGAGACAAACGGAGTATTATCTATATCAACAGACAAAATAGATGATCTTTACAGCATATCAAAAAATTTAAAACATCTAACTATACAAGGTGGAGAGCCTAGCCTTATACCAGAATATCTATATTATTTTGATCTTTTAAAAAAAGATGGAACAATCTCTAACATAACTCTAGATTGTATCACTAATCTCACAAACATTAATAATAGATTCTATGAAATTTTGAATGATTTTAAACAAGTAAACATAGATGTAAGCATTGATTCTTACGAATTAAGTAACGATTACATAAGATATCCTAGCAAATTCAATAAAATAGAAGAAAATTTAATTAAAATGTCCAAAAGCAAACATCAAATAAATCTACAAATATCTTTACAAACTCTTTCTATGTACAATTTTTATGATTTTCTAGTATGGATTAATAAAATGGTAAAAATATTTAAAGACAATAATAAAAAACTTGGTGTAAATTTGAGTAAAGTAAATTTTCCTACGATGTTCAATCCTAATCTTGCACCAATAAAACTTAAAAACAAATTTATAGAAGATTTAAAAAGATTCATTAATGAACATAAATCAACTTTTGATTTAAAGTTTAATTTAGAAATACAGAGTTTAATCAAAAATTTATGTAATAGTGAAAAAAATGAACAAGATAATCTATTAATTTTTATAAAAGATCTAGATCAAAAAAGAAATATAAAAATAACTGATTATATTCCAACTTTTTACGATTATTTTTAAAAAGTTAATAAAATCAGTGACTTATACCCAGTTGACCTTATATCGTTTTATGTTATAATGATACTATAAACAAATTTTAGAGAGGTCTAAAAATGGTGAGCAAAAAAGAAAAAGGCACAGCGGTTGGTTCTCAAAATAGAACCGTAACTCCAAATGAAGCAAAGGCAGCATTAGCACATTGTCTGCAATTACAAAGACCACTAATGATGTGGGGTGCACCTGGTATTGGTAAATCTGATATCGTTAAACAGGTTGCAGAAGAACAAAAAAGACAGGTGATTGATATTAGGTTGCCATTGTGGGAACCCACAGACATTAAAGGTATTCCTTATTACAATTCTAAAGAAAACAACATGGTTTGGGCTCCTCCAGCAGAATTGCCTACAGATCCCGAATCCACAGCAATCATATTCTTAGATGAATTAAACTCAGCGGCTCCTGCTGTTCAGGCAGCGGCTTATCAATTAATCTTAAATCGTAGAGTAGGACAATATCATCTACCAGAAGGTGTTGCAATTGTGGCAGCCGGTAACAGAGATGCTGACAAAGGCGTTACTTACAGAATGCCAGCACCATTAGCGAACAGATTCGTTCACATTGAATTACGAGTAGACTACGAAGATTGGATGCAATGGGCAACTCTAAACAGAGTACATCCTGATGTGGTAGGTTATGTAACATTTGCCAAACAAGATTTGTACGATTTTGATCCCAAGGGATCATCACGTTCTTTCGCAACTCCTAGATCATGGAGTTTCGTTAGCCAACTTCTATCGGACAGCTTGCCTGAAAGTACGCTCACTGACCTCGTGGCAGGCGCAGTAGGAGAGGGTCTGGCCGTTAAATTTATGAATCATCGTAAAATTAGCGGTCAGCTACCTAACCCATCCGACATATTGAGCGGCAAGGTCAAAGATCTTAAGACTAAAGAAATATCAGCAATGTATTCGTTGACTGTGAGTCTGTGCTATGAATTACAACAGGCACACATCAACAAAGAAAAAAATTGGAACGATATGGCAGATAGATTCTTCAACTATATGATGGATAACTTTGAAACAGAGTTAGTTGTTATGGGTGCGAAGATTGCTCTTACAAATTACAAACTGCCATTTGATCCAAGTAAATTAAAATCATTTGATAGATTCCATAAAAAGTTTGGCAAGTATGTCATAACTGCAATGGAGTCTAAATAATGGCTGCCACAGATCAAAAAATTCTAGACAAACTAGTCACTGCAAGAATTGCACTGCTATTGAAACATCCTTTCTTTGGCAATCTTGCTACAAGACTTAAAATAGTGAATGCTGATGATTGGTGTCCTACAGCAGCCACTGATGGCAGACACTTTTTTTACAACATCAAATTCATAGACAGTCTAACTCCCAAAGAAACTGAATTCCTATTTGGACATGAAGTGCTACACAATGTATTTGAACATATGATGTTGAGATCTGAAGGTAGAGATCCACAGATTTGGAATATTGCCTGTGACTATGCTGTGAACCAAATACTAGTGGATTATAGAATTGGTGAAATGCCCAAAGGTAAAAAAGGTGAGAATAAAGGTTTCCAAGACGACAAATACAAAGATTGGGCTTCAGAAAAGATCTATGATGATCTAATGAAACAGGTTAAAAAGAACAAAGTGGATCTTAAAAAATTAGGTGAATTATTAGACGAACATATTGATTGGGGCAAAGGTCAAGGACAGGGCGAAGGAGAAAGCAAAGACAAGAACAAAGAGGGTCAAGGTCAAGGACAAAGTGGAAAACCTGTGTATACCAAAGAAGAACTTAAAAAAATCAAAGATGAGATCAAAGAAGCCATGATGTCAGCAGCACAGAGCACAGGTGCAGGTAATCTACCAGGCAGTATTCAAAGAATGATTGCTGATCTTACAGAACCTAAATTAAACTGGAGAGAAATTATTCAACAACAAATATTGAGCACAATGAAGAGTGATTACACATTCATGAAACCCAGCAGAAGAAGCTGGCACATGGATGCTGTGTTGCCAGGCATGATCAATACTGATTCTATTGATATATGTTTGGCCATTGATGCTTCAGGTTCTATTAGTGAACAACAATGTAGAGATTTCTTAGGCGAGATTCGCGGCATAATGGAACAATACAAAGACTTTAAAATACATCTTTGGTCGTTTGATACCAAAGTATTCAATCCTAAAATATTCACACCAGACAATATGGATGAACTTACAGATTATGTGATAGGTTCAGGTGGTGGTACTGATTTTATGTGTAATTGGGATTTCATGAAAGAAGAAGGTATTGAACCTAAAAAATTCATCATGTTTACAGATGGTTGGCCATTTGACAGCTGGGGTGACAAAGATTATTGCGATACTATATTCTTAATTAATAACAGTTACGAAAGAAACATACAAGCACCATTTGGAATGACGGTGAATTATGAGGATTAATGCTAAAAACTTTCATCCAAGAAAACTAGATCGAATACCTCCACATTTTAAATCTATTTCTTTACCAAATCAACACGAATACCAAAGTCAAAAATTGGCTCGTTGGATTTATTCCAACTGTGCAGGACGATTTGCATTGGTAAATGATATTAAACACACAGGTGACAGAGTGGATATCTTTACCACAATTGCTTTTGAAGAGCCCAGCGATCTTACACTATTTGTATTGAGTGGTATGGCTCAGAACTCATAGATTTGGTTGTTGACCTCGCTAACTAATTTTGTTACAATATTAGTCTAATTGCAATTTAGGAGAAAAAATGACAACAAAAAAAACTAAAAAAGAAGCTGAAGTTAAAGCGCCAAAAGCGGCTGCCGCAACTCAATCAGCATCAACAACACAAACAACACCACCACAAGGACAACCAGCTAATGATTTAACTATTGCTGATTTAAAAAACATTGGTACAATCATTGATGTGGCATCTACAAGAGGCGCATTCAGAGCCAACGAAATGGCCACTGTTGGACTTGTGTATAATAAACTTCAAATGTTTCTTGCTAAAGTAGCACCAGAAACCAAACCAGAAGAAAACAAAACAGCGGAAGCACCAGCAGCCGCAGGAAAATAGATAATGCTAAACTTATACGATAAGTTAGTAATGGATGCTGCTAACACAGGTGCGAAAACCCAGGCTGTCAAAAATCTTAAACATCTGGGAGTCCTAAAACAAGATGGAGCTCAAGTGGCAATAATTTTTAGAACATTGCCAAAAGAACCAGAGTCTTGTTTGGTGATAGGTCCTAAATTCTTGTCAGATATTCATCGCGAATCTCTAATGAGAGCATTAGAAAGTCCTGAAGGACAAGCTAGTTTTGAATTAGGAACTCATATTGCTAGGTTAGCTTTTCCAGATGGTCCGAATATGCTAGCACTATTACATATAGAAAACTATCTTAAAAAAATGCCTACTAAAGATATTATTGTAACTTATGGTGCAGGAGATGAGGGTAAAATTCCTTTGGATAAGCTGAATCAAATGATTGCTGATGATTTAAAAATATCAGTAAGCGAGTTAGCAGTTAAAGAAGATATAGTTATCAGTAAAAAACCTAAACCTAATAAAAAATCCAATGGCAAGGAAACTGCCAAGAACTAAACAAACTTGGGTTCAATTAACATCAGAATTTGTTAAAGAGTGGCCAGAAGTTCTAGAAGGCATCAAATACAGCAACATGCCTATAGGCTATGTTAAATGGTGTGACATTACATTAAAAAATAATGTCACCATACATTATGACGTAGAAAAAGAGCTACAATCAAAAAAAACTGAATCTAAAATTGCTGAAACTCTAAAAAGATATATTAATAGCAATTATGCCAACGTTAAACATGTGGATCTTAAATTTGATATTCCTAAATTAAAAGCAGACATGGAATCAAAGACTAACAAGTTGTTGGATAAAACTTTTAAATGAATGAATTTTACAAAAGAAAATTCTTTATACTCACAGCTCACCCAGACGATGCAGAATCTGCCTGCGGCGGTTTAATATCTAAAATCATACAAAATAGTGGTACAGTAACCAACTGTATCATGATAAGACCTTCTGTAGAAATTAACAAAAACAGGAATGAAACCGTTGTAAAATCCGAATTAGAAAATAGTCAAAAAGTTTTAAAACATACTGTTGAATTTTATAACACTCCTCTACACAGTAATGGTCGTCCTAATTTAACATTAAACAATAATTTAATAACAGCAGTGGAAGGAATATCCAAAGGATATGATGTATTAATATCTCATTGGCGAGAAGATTCTCATCAAGAACATAGAATATGTTATGAATTAGCACAGAGTTTGTCTCGAAAATTTTTTAAAGAATTTTGGTGTATGGATCAAACTCCTTATAATCTGCACTACAGTAATTTTAAAACAAATCTATATGTGGATATAACAGAACATTTAGAACAAAAACAACAAGCTCTAAGATGTTATAAGTCTTATTTTTCGCAACAGAATATAGAACAAATTATAAACTACAATCGATATAGAGGATCTTTTTTAGGAGAGAATAAAATAGCAGAAACATTCTCTATACAATATCAACTGATAGCATGAACATTCTAATACTTGGAGGACATGGTTTTATTGGCAGTAGAGTTAGCCAACGATTAAAAAAAGAAGGACACATGGTTGGTGTGGTAGATTGTTATCATCAATATAATGCTTTTCCTGATTGGGAATACTTTCCAATATTAGATTTAAGAAAAACTATTGCAGCCAACGATCGTACATTTGTAGGAAGAATAGAAGACAAAGAATTCATGGAAAAAACTTTCGCAGAATTTCAACCAGAAAGAGTAATACATTTAGGCACTTATCCCAATGCTAAAATGGTGCAAAGTAATATTGATGATGCTACAGGCAATATGATTACAGCCACAGCAAATATTTTAGATTTATGTGTTAAGCATCAAGTAAAAAAAATTGTATTTTCTTCCAGCAGCATGGTTTATGGAGATTTTAAAGAACAGATACCAGATGAAACTGTCACTCCAAGTCCTAATACTCTATATGGTTCTTACAAGTATCAAGGAGAACTCATGTGTAAAGTTTGGAGAAGATTACACGGATTAAACTATGTAATAATGAGACCTTCGGCTTTATATGGCTGTCCTGATATGATTGTGAGAGTAATAAGTCAGTTAGTTAAAAACGCATTAACTAAAAAAGAAATGACTGTGCAAGGACCGGACAATAAATTAGATTTTTCTCACGTAGAAGATGTGGCAGAGTATTTTGTTAGAGCTACTCTATCAGATGTAGTGGATGAAATTTTTAATTGCACTAGAGGACGCGGTCGTCGAATAATGGAAGCTGCAGAAATAATCCAATCAAAAATAGGCAGTGTTAAAATTAATACTAAACCACATGATGAATTTTATCCTAATAGAGATACATTAAACAGCGACAAAGCAGTTAATCTTTTAAGATTTCAACCAATGATTGATATTGAGCAAGGCATACCAGAATATATTGATTGGTTCCTAAAACAAAAATTTTACCGCGATAATCTTAATTTTTAATAGCTCTGCTCTGCAGGATATAATTTAGAAAAAGTTTCTTTAGTGAACTTCCAAGAATAAGTCTCTTCTATCTTTACAATATCGAAATTAGAATCTTCCACAAATTTTTTAGCATCATGTGCTCCTCGTTTTAGCCATGTATTATCTGTAGACAACCATTTTTCAATTCTATATCCTGTTTCCACTGTAGGACGTTGCTTATTCCATAATATTAATTTGCTAACTTCTCTAAAAGCATTTTTCCATGCTGTATAGTTGTCTGGGCACAATAATGCTGTGTTTGCCACTATAGGTACAACTTCATGTTTGCTATAAAGAGTAAAATCCAGGCCTGGAGTATCTGGAGTATCGAGACATAAAGATCGAGAAAAAAGATTGATATTAAATGTACCATATTCTAATCCAAGTTCGCATAATCTTGCGTGAAATATATAATGTCTTTTATTTTTTGCTCTATCTACAGTGTAATTAAACATAAAATTTTTGTCCACTTGGCTTTTTGCAAATACAGCATAAAAATATTCTTGGCTGGATTGTTCGGCTGCTTGTTTATATGCTGCTGTTCTTCCATCTACTCCTCGCACCCAATATAATCTATTTTTTAAATTATTCTTTTGTAGATGCTCTTTTAATAGATTGTAATTGTCTTCTTCAAATGGTTCTCTATTAGATATAAAGGCAATATCAAAACAATCTTTTTCTAGATTATTTTGCAATCGATACAATAGATGATAGTCATATATTTGTGTATGAATCTTATCTACGGCTGCATTTGGTACATAGAATGTAGTACCATCAATATAAATTTTTAGATCTTCCCAATAAGAAGGATATATTTTTTTATCATTTTTCTTTTCAAAATGTTTAACATATTTGCCAGCAGGTCCTGATACTCTTTCTAAACAATCAATGTTATTACTTAAATCGTAAGGAGATTCTGCAATATCATAATCATAGTGTATGTTATTTGCTGTATGATAGTTAATATCTTTATAATCTCGTAGATACTCTATTTGTTGTTCTGTAAATTTTTTTGGTATTAAGAATGTATCACCTTCTTTCTGTCCTTCTATTGACCAAACATGAATTTGTTTTTCTTGGAATTGTTCAGGTATAAATCCAAAATCAAAATCTCGATAATCAATTAAACTAGAAAGCAACCATAGATATCTTGTGCTGCAAGATGAGATTTGAGATTGTATTATTTCGTAATAGCTCTGTAGGAATGGTATAACTCTCGCATAAGGAAATACTTTTTTAATATTCTTTATATTTTGTTCACTTTTATTATTTTTAAAATCTATACAGATACAATCAAAAGCCATAAAATTCTCCTATCATATCACAAATATATTTGATCTCATTCTTTTTTAAATGTGGATAGATTGGAAGACTCAAACATTCTTTTGAAATTCTTTCAGCATTAGGGAAAGAATTTTTATTATTGAAGTATTTTGTGTGAGGCAATATTTCATTATAGTGTATTTGTGTTTCTATGCCTTTGTTAGAGAGAAATTCTTTTAAACTATCTCTATCTTTGCATAATATTACTAATTTGTGATTAGAACCTATTGTGTTTGTTTGTGTATCGATAGTTTTAACATTTAATAATTTTTTTAAATGCTGATTATATTGATCTCTAACTTGCTGTCTTCTGTCTTGCAAAGTATTAAAATCCATCATTAATACATTCAATTGTGCAGCTTGGCTTTCTGACATTACAGAATTATACCCATGCTCTACATCTTCTCCATTTACTCCATGATATCTCAGAGCTAGACATTTTTCTGCTATTTTTTTATCATCTGTTAATATCATGCCACCGTTGCCGAATGCTGGAAGATTTTTTACAGGAGAGAAACTTAGCACACTGATATCTCCTAGATTGCCAGATTGTGATTTTTTATAATATGCTCCTAAAGACTGAGCAGCATCTTCTATCAATAATATTTTATTTTTACGACAATGCTGTTTCAATCTATCATAGTCGGCTAGATTACCATATAGATTTACATACACTAGAGCATCGGCTTTGATATCTCCAAGCTCACCAATCTGACCATCTTCTCCAACATCAACAAACTCAACTGCAGCACCTGTACGTTTAATAGCTGTTGCTGTGCTCAGGAAAGATAATGCTGGACATATTACTGTTTTACCTGATCCTATGTCATGAGCTCTTAGAGCAAAATAAAGAGCATCTGTACAGCTCTGTACTCCCACAGCATATTCTCTGCCCACATAGTTGGCTATTAAATCTTCAAATATACCCAATTCTGAATCTTCTTTTTTTCTACCTATTAATACATTGCCTGTGCGCCACACTTCTTTGGCTGCTGCATCCAGCTCTGTTTTATAGTGAGAATAGATTCTATCTAATCCGTTAAATTTTATTTTGTAACCACTCATAATACTTTGCAATACCTTGATCAAAACTGTGTTGAGGCCTATATCCTAATAATTGTTGTGCTTGAGATACATCTAACGTGCCTCTATTGGGATATAATTTATTTTTTCCTGTGTCTTTAATCTGACTCTTACTACCTGTTAATTGAATAATTTTTTTGGCTGCTTCTCCTAAACTGTTTGCACTGCCTGCTGTAATATTAAAAATTTTATTGGCTGCTTGTTTTTCTAGAGCACAACGAATAATACCGTCTGCTGCATCTTCTACGTAGGTAAAGTCCACTCGATTATCAGCACCATGCACTGAAATATTTTGATTATTCATAGCAGCATCAAAAAATTTACTTAATACTCTATCTGGAATATCACCTGCTCCGTATACTCCGCTGGGCCTTGCTATCACATATTCCAATCCAAATGATCTATTAAATTGTTGCGTTAATCTTTCTCCTGTTAACTTGGCTTCTCCGTAGATATTGATAGGATTTGGTGCAGTTTTTTCATCTGCTCCATCTGCAAAATCTCCATATATCATACTGGAAGAAACATAAACAAATCTTTTTACACCATACTCCACACAATCTTGTAACATTCCTGTGGTACCTACCACTATGTTCTCTACTCCCATTTCTGGATGATCATGCACTATTCTAGCTCTGGGATAAGATGCTAGATGTATCACAATATCTTGTTTTTTCAACCACACACGATCCAAAGGCATGGTCACATTGCCTGATATTTTTGTAACTCGTTTCCAATTCCTCTGTCTCCAACGGCATAATCTATCTAGATCTTGCCTTTCAATCACATCATAGGTTTCTCCAGAATCTAGAGTAGTAACTCTATGTCCCATCTGAGACAATTTTTCCACAATCCAACCGCCTATAAAACCTTCACCACCTGTTACCAATATTTTTAACATACTCTTACATTATACTTGGTTTCGAAGCGTTCCGCATCCTTGATATCATTCACTATGGGTTCACCTTTGATATTCAGTGATGTGTTTAACAGCATTGGACATCCGGTTTTTTCCTTCCATGTTTTTAACAGTTGGTAAAAGCCTGGATTCTGCGTTTTATTCACTGTTTGCACACGACTTGTACCGTCATGATGCACAATGGCAGGAAAGTCTTTACCATGCTTACAAATGCCTATAAATTGCATATAAGGGGTGTTTACAACGCACTTAGGCACCTCAAAATATTCATGTAAATCCTCCTCTAGTATAGCGGGTGCAAATGGTCGAAATTCCTGTCTTTGTTTGATACGATTTACCAAATCTTTGATATCATTGCCACGTGGATCTGCCAGCAATGATCTATTACCAAGTGCTCGTGGTCCAAATTCAGCTCTGCCATTCGCTACTCCTACCATACGATTTTTTTCTAATTCTTTTATTAAGTGATCCACAGGATATTCCCCTTCTATGTTGTGTCCTAGGAAAGGATGACGCCAATGGATATGTTTTCGTTCAGCGGCTGCAATACAACCAATGGAACTGCCGGCATCACCTGGGTTAGGCATGATCCATATGTTGTCAAATAATCCTAGATTGGCCAATTTACTGTTGGCCACACAATTAAGAGCCACACCACCACCATACACTAGATTTCTTTTGTTGCCGTATCGACTAACTGCTATTTGACTTGCAGGTATGTACTGTCGAGTCTTACGCCATAATTTTTCTAATTCTCGTTCCGTAACTTTTTGTATACTGGCTGCTAGGTCCATAGGATCAGCTTCTGGTAACCAATTGCCCAATCCTTTATGTAAATTTTTCTTTAATGCAAAATCTCCATCTCTATCCACAAGGTCTCTATAGATTTCTGCCACATATCTAGGTTCTCCATATGCTGCCATGCCCATTAGAATATATTCTTCTTCAGCAGGTTTGAGTCCTACTCTCTGTGTAAACGCTGAATAGAGTAAACCCAATGAATGAGGATATTTGATTTTGTAGCATAGATCTAATCGTTTGCCTTGAGCTTGCCATATCGAAGTGGTATCCCATTCTCCTATGGCATCCACTGTTAGTACCATTGCATCATAGAACGGAGATGTAAAAAATCCTGCAGCAGCATGAGATTCGTGATGACTCACATATTCATCTATTCGTATTCCAAACGCATCTAAATAATTTTGTGGTATATTTGTTCGAGAAAAAACTTCTGACCATTGACCAGCACGGGCTTGTCGAGTTTTCTTTAACAGAGGTCTTTCATAATAAACCACTTTGTCCCATGGTCCGTATTCGCGAGCTTCATTTACTATTTGCCAATTGAGATAGTGATCATTCTTATCTTTGCTGTATCTTTCTGCATGTGCCGCCCATAGGATTTCTCCATCTTCAACCACAGCCATAGCAGCATCGTGATTTAGACAATTAATTCCTAATATTCTCATTTTATTTGTAGATGAAAGGATCTTTCTTTTTTAACTCTTTCAATCTCTTACGATATTGTCGCTCTAATCGAATTTTGTTTATTAAATTTTTTATCCATTGTATCATAGTGCCTCCTGTTTTTTAGTATAAATTTCAAAAAATTTATCTTTCATTAATTTTGCTGAATCTCTATGTGCTTCATCCAAAGGATGTGTGGTACCACGTGGATAATCATTCAATACTGCCCATTGATTGAATCCCATATGTCTTTCTCCAAATACAAACCATCGACTGAAGTCTATTTCATTATACAACGCATTTAATAAAGGATCAACTCTATTCAATGGTTCCAGCTCATTGTAAAATAGAGTATTATCAGCTAGAGTAAACATATATTTTATTTTCTTTTTTTCCAGTATATTTTGTAACCAAACGATACTCTTCCAACTGAGATAAGCTTCATGATATTGATTAGCTGCATGTTTATAAAGAGCATCAGCAAATGGTCCTACTCCTGTATTTCTTAAAGTTTCTCTTCTTGTTTTCCATATTTCCAATTGTGGTTCACTAGCAGCCAATGTTTTTTGTACTTCTGCTTGATTATCTGATGTGTCCCAGGGAGTAATTGTAGCCCATCTTGTTTTTTCTAATACTGCATTCCTAGGCATTGCCCAATCATAGCGTGAAACAAAAGTCCACATAATAGAAACAAATATATCTTGTTCTTTGTTTTGTGAAATATATTCAAATACTCGTCTTGCTATGCCTGCATTACCTGATCCTGCCCATGCTACTGTTTTATAATCTGCTGGAATATTTTTAGCCAATAGTGCTGCCCAAGTCTTTTGAGAAGGTATTTTTCCGTTTTTATCATCAGACAACTCGTGTCCATATGTAAAACTGCAACCACCTGATAAGAAAATTTTACTCATATATCTTTAAAAAATTATTTAACTCTGGAAAAACCTCAGCAAAATTTTCTTCTCTGTATCGATCTGCTTGCAGTATTCTTTTCTTTCTTTGTTCGTGTATAGTATCAGAATATCGATCTGCACTATTCATATAACCGATTATAGTATCTAATTCTTTTATATTTTTATATTTTTCTGTTACTATCTTTTTTAGTTCTATAGGTAGTGTTTGTACATTAAAATATTCAGGATCAAATAGAGTATTAATATATAGGAATTTAGGATTAAATTCTTTAACCCATTCGACTAAAGTGTCTAAATTTAATATATTAAAGATATTAATTGTGGAACAGATTTGAAAATCAGTATTGCCTGTAAGTGTGGATCTTATATTAAATTCTTTTAAATTCTCTTTGACTTGTTCCCACTTAGCAGGATGACGTTGATATTCAAACGCTGCTCCTGTGTCGTCAATACTGAATGCAATTTCTACATGTTTAAATTGGCTCCATAACCAAAACACTCTTCGATCAGGCAATTGTGTGCCATTGGTATTATAATGTATATCTTGATTGCGAGCATAACCTTGTTCCACACAGTGTTCTAATATTTTAAAATGATTTTCTATCATAAAAGGCTCACCACCTGTAAACTCAAAATATTCTACATCTTTTAATACAGGTTTAATATCTTCAAAGAAAGCAGGATTTCGTTTGGGCCATTGTCCTTCATCTAATTGTTTCTTTGCTAGAGGATTTGGACCATAGGCAATCTCTTCCTGAGCCCATTTTGAACTGCTCCAACTGCCGCATATACGACATTTTAAATTACACACATTGCCTAGTTTAAAATCAATAAATTTTAAAGTGGGCGTTGTTTCTGGTGTCCAATTTTGTAAACTATTTTTCATTTTATAGATAGAATTCATTCTTTTACTGATTTTGCCAGCGTCTTCCTCCTGCCAACAATTACTGCAACCTGCAGGACGTTCACCTCGGCGGAATTGAGCTCTTAAATCATTCATATATTCTGAATTCTGTATAGTATCAAGATTATCTCGATAAACTTTATAATCTCCTATTTCTCCTTTATAAAGACAGCAAGGCGATGCGGAACCATTAACATCTACTTCTAGATGTGTCCATGGCAGCACACACATATTAGATTTTATATATTTTTCCACCATTCTAATAATCTTTTATCCGTTAATATTTTTTTAATATCTGTGCTTCGAATAGCATCAATTCGTTCACATCTTGTTTTGCCGCTGCGAATACCTATTTCTGCTTTGGGGTATTCTTCCCAAAATGTAGGACGAGTTTTCATATTCTCCAATACATCTATTAAACTTTGTTGTAGAGGAGTTGCTCTAGGTCGAATATAAGCTAGATTTTCATCTATAATTTCATTTAATAAAGTTTTTGGCAGACACATTGGACTCATTATCTGCTGAGAATCAAATGCAAATGTAACTTTGGTTAAAAGTTTAGCATTTAATTGTTGAGATAGATCAAACATATTAGGAATTTCTTGTAGGCCAGGCATTGTAATTGTAAAGTCTAATTGCATCTGTCTTTTGTTACGAGCTACAGCTAATCCTTCTTTAAAATTTTCTATAAATTTTTTGTAGTTTAATCCTGTTCTAATGTACTCTCCAATCTCTCCTGTACCATCAATAGAAGCACACACTTGCCAATCGCGGAATTGTCTTAATAATTCAAAGAGTTTTTTACCTTTAAATTCTGTACGACTTAAATTGGTATTGTATCTTACATAAACTTTATCGCTGAATTTTAAATCAATGATTCTAGCCATAGCGTTCCAGTGTATATCCCACATTAAAGGTTCTCCGCCTACCCAATAAATCTCTTCCATACGTTTTTCTTCTATGGCATTCATAAATTCCATGACTACTGTGCTGTCTTGAAAGAAAGAAATTTGTTGTCTTAGTGGAGATGCCATCCAAGGTTGACGTTCTGGTGACCACATATCATAGTTTCTTTGTTCTGATTCCCAACTAGAACTTAGCATATCTCCGCATTGACGGCATTTAAAATTACAAAGATTATTGAAACGATAATCAAAACTCACAGTCTTCATCTCTGTATAACCTGTATTATCGGTCTTTTCAAAAGCATCATCTATCTTGTGACGGAAAAGATTATTAAAGTAATCTCTATAAACATCAGTATTGAGTAGTTTATCATTGCATACCTGACATTCTGGCAGAGTTTCTCCTGCCATCATTCTTTTTCGCACACTACGCATATGCTCGTTGTTCCAATGCTGTTCCAGTGTTTCAGGATTATATTCTTTTAAATCACCTTCTCTGTCGATGTATTGACGAAAACTTTGAGCTGGTTCTCTAGAAGCACAACACATTCTTCTCTCTGTTTGCGGAGAGAGATAGGTATGTGTCCAAGGCGCCATACAAAACGTTCGGTTACCTTCTGTAGGTTTAATTTTTTTCATATTTTTCGAATAATTCTGTCAGCTCTGGAAATGTTTTTACTAAACTTTCTCCTCTGATATTATCATATTTTTTTGATAATTCAAAAAACATAGGTAAATTTTTTGTATTGTCGGTCATGTTCATCCATTTTAATGCACTCTCAAAACCTTTGGTTGCTCTAGTTAAATGATCTTTGTCTTTTAACCATTCTATATGTGCAAGATATTTCTTTTCAATACGTTCTTTATATTCCTTGGGTAAATTATCCATTCTTTGCCATTTTGGCATTTGTAATAGATTAAAATTAAAATCTTGAGGTTTAATAAGACCTTGTTCAACCCAACTTCTATGAAAGTCTGGAATATGTAATGCATTGATCATGCTAACTGTAGCACTGATATAGAAATCTACCTTTGGACAAACTTCTATCATTCTTTTTCTATTTTCTACAATATCCTTCCATACTGTGCCTTTTCTTATAACTTCGGCTCTTTCCCCTTCAGCATCTAAACTAGCACCTATTGATACTGTGTGAAATTTGTTCCATAATTCTAAGACATCCATATCTTTAAAAGTTAATTTACTAAAATTTGTATTGTAAGTTAATCTCACGTGATATAACTTTCTACGATCTAATTCTTTTAAAATTCTATAATGTTCTTCCATGATCAGGGGTTCTCCTCCAGCAAAATAAATCTGTTCCATATGATCTATTTGTGGCAATAACTGTTCCCATATATCATTCTCTGATCTGCCTACTCGCATAATTTTTGCATGTGGGGGAGGAGCTCCTGTGAGTTTTTTATGATCCTCGTACCAATTAGAACTAAACCACGTGCCACAACTTCTACAAGCAAAATTACAAAGATTACTAAATCTTATATCCCAATATTTGATTATAAAATCAGCAGTACCGTCTGGCTGTGTAGCATCTGTTAATCCTATATTGTGTCCAAAATGTTTATTTGAACTCAATCTCATACTGAAGAAACCGGCTTTTTCTTGATCATAACATTTTGCACATTGCTTAGAAGTTTTATTCTCTAACATGTTCGTTCTCATCTCTTTCATTGCTTCTCCGTTGAATACTTCTTCCATAGAACTCTTATTCAAATCACCAATAGGATAAGAATCTAATGCAAAACAACAAGGATAGGCTCGACCATCCGGATACGAATGTATATGCATCCAAGGCAGCATACAGAAAGTTTTACTATCTAACAATAACTCTTTCTGACGTTCAGTCATGTCCTTAATTTTTAATTTTTCAGGCTCTTTAGCCCCATACTCATAAGCCACGGTACCACTCTCCTATTCTTGTGAATGTTTTTGCAAAATCTTTGCCTCTTCTTACATCGTATTGTTTATAGAAATTTTTGAAATCAGACCTTAGTCTTGGTAAATCAAATGCTTCAGAATGAGGTGTTTTAACCACATCTAGATAATCTATTAATCTTTGCACATGAGATACTTCCATAAACTCGCAATGAGCTATATTTGTGTCTAGCCATTGTGATAAATTGTCTTTGAATTCTGTTCTTAGATAATCTGGCAATACTAAAGGCGATTGAAAACTAGGAAATCTCAGTATGTTTAAAGTAAAGTTTACATCTACTCCATAAACTCTTTTAGCATCTAATTTATTTCTTATAATAACATCTAAAAACTGAGGTAATGATTCTAGACACAGAGCATTTACTGTACACATGTTGTGCAGTCCTGCAGGTCTTATTTGATTAATTACATTAACAAAATTTACATACCAATTAGTATAATTCATTCCATCTCTAATATAATCTGAATGAGCATACGTTGATTCATTGGAAGTATAGATATGTAAATTTTTTATTTTTTTACATTTATCTACAAATTTTTCAAATAATTCTGCCTTGGGTACTAAGTTAGAGTTAATGGCCAATCTCATATTGGGATTAATTCGTTCTCCCTGTGTTTCAAACCAATCTAATAATCTCCACAAAGAAGGACTCATCATGGGCTCTCCGCCTGTGATTCTTAATTCATCTAGAGTTTTGTGTAAATCTGTCTCCCACCATCGAAAGAATGCTTCCACATAGGGATTTTCTTCTGTGTCTTTGTACAATTGTGCACCATCATGAGGATGAGTAAAATGATTTCTACCATCTGATATTAAATCTTTATAAGGACCATTTTGTTTTATATCTCTTACCCATGTGGTACTAAATGCAGGATTACAATAAGAACAAGCAAAATTACATGTTCTATCAAAAGCAATCTCTAGAGTTTTGAGATTAATGTCTTCTGTGATAGGAGTATTGAATGCTCTTTCTAATTCTGCATCTGGATAAATTTTACTTTTATATACTCTATCACTCACAGCATCTCTGCCCATGTCTTCTATTTTCCAGCAATATTCACAACCTGCAGGTCTTTCACCAGCAATCATTTTAGCACGATCCTGTTTCTTTTGAGGAGTGTTGTGCAATAATCGAGGATTATCTTTTAATTTTTCTACATCCACTCGATGTGCAGGTGGATGATGACAACTGGTAGTCATGCCAGATCCCAACCATATGGTAGCATTGTACCATTTGGCTCCACAGAAACTGGGAGATAGAGAATCTAATATTTGTTTACGATATTCAAGATCTGGATTCATTGTTTTTAATTGCTGTATAAACTTTATCAGCCCAAAGTTTATTTTGTTCAGCACTCATATGGTTGATTATGCCTTTGCCCCATGGCATGGTAGCACCTCTGCCAGGTAAAAAATTTAATTCATGATTCAATGATAGAGCATACATGCTCTCATCAACGAATATTCCACTGTTTAATTTTATACCAGCATCTTTTTTTGATTGTTCAAATGGTCGAAAACTCCACGTTTGTACAATTGTTTTATTCTTTATTTTAGATAGAACATCATGATCAAACCATTTTAGAGCATATTCATAACACAATTCATCTTTGTCATAGCTGTGTAAATGTATAAAATATTGTTCTAGAGCTTCATAAATTTTAGGATCTACTCCTTTCATAGGAGCAGTATTAGCAGAAAGTATTAAAGATGGATGATACAATCTATAAGGTTCTGTATAACACAAAACACAGATATCAGGTAATCTATTTGTTTTGTTCAATTGATTAAATTTAAAGAAAGTAGTCCATATACTTCGTCCAGGTTCTCCCCAATGCACTATTCGAGCATTTAATTGATTGGCTAATAATACACACCAGCTCTCGGGTTCTCTGCCGGCACAGAAACTATCTCCAAAGAATCCTATTGTTTTCATAAACTCTTACACTCCTGCCAAAATTCCTGCATCTCAGGAAATGTTCTTTCAAAGCTCGTACCTCTCCTGCGATCATGTTCTGCAAAAAATGCGTAAAAATTCTTTTTTTGCGTATTATTTGTTTCTGTGTGTTTGCGCCAGTAAGCAAGATTGCGCAGCATTTTTTGAATCTCAAAGTCCTTAAACACAGCATAATCTTTCTTGTCTGAATCAGTGTTCTCTTGGTACTGTTTCATATACTCTATGTTTTTCTCGTGTATACTTTGATAACTTTCCGGAAGCAGAGTGATCTGCTGCCATGCTGGCTGACGCAGTAGAGGTATGTCGAACCACACTCGCTGATAGGTAGAAGAATGTTTCTGTCTCAATTGACGAATATCCACTAATAATCGATCCAGTGATGTTACACTGAGATTATTATAGGTTATAATAAAGCTCACACTGTTGCGTCCAGGTATGCGAGTTAAAAATTCATCCACATTATCCATTAAACGATTGTAATTCATACCATGTCGGATATATTCAGCACGAGGTCCATGAGCATCCACAGATACAAATTGCATGAAATGCTCGATGCTCTCATCTAAACACATTCTTTTGACAGCATCAAAATACTGATTCTTTAATTTGTCTGTGGGTGGACACATATTAGATGTAACATTCAAATGTAGATCAGGTTTTGGATGTGATATAATATAATCAAACACTCGATAAGTGTTGTTATCCATCATGGGTTCTCCACCAGTCATGCGAAAATGTTTTAAATTCTTATACAATTCGGGCCACCATCGCCAAAATGCTTCCACATAGGGATTGTTTTCTCTGTTGGGTATGGGTTTTCTACGACCCATGAAGTGTTCGGGTGCATTGTGTGCTGGATGGGTAGGATATTCTCCATAGATATCTATCTCTTTGCCCCACGTGGTGCTGAATTGTGGTGAACAATAGCTGCATTTTAGATTGCAAGCATTGTTAAAATTCACTTCCACATACGAAGGTGTGTGCTGAACATTGAGAGGATCTTGCGTTATCTTGTCAAAATCCTGCATGGCCCATGGTTCTCCACTACGATAGTGGCGATCACTCATCTCTCCAGCGTCTTCGAGTTTCCAACAATAGGAGCATCCTTCGGGTCGTTCTCCCGCAATCATCTGTCGTCTCTCTACAATCTTCTGTGCAGTGTTGTGCAGAGCAGCAGGATTTTGAGCCAATGCTCCTGCATCTATTTCATGCAGTGGAGGATGATAACAAGAGTTGGTTAATCCTGTAGGCAGGTGCAATGATACCTGATTCCATTTCGCAAGACAGAAACTTGGGCTAACTGTGTTTAATTTTTTCTGTGCTTGATCAGCATTGTGTTTGTAATCACTTGCTTTCACGATCTTGTACTCCTTTGTTTCTGTAAGGTTGTTGACAAAACTTATAGAATCGACTCTGTTCTGCATCAAAATCTGCCACAGGCAATCCCAATCTCTGTCGTAAAGAGTTGCCATGAGCTATAATATCAGATTCTATATCATACATCATGCGGGAAAATTTGTCGCTCATGAATTCTAAATCTCTAACCAGTGTAACATCATAGTTTGAATCTATTGTGGCCATATAACAGCCACATCTAGCACCCAACATAGCCCATCGTCCGTTGTCCACATCAGCACCCACACTCATCCATGTGACTAAATTTCTTAGATTGTTTTGAGGAATTGTTTGCATGAACAGGCCGGGATCCACTTTCTGTCCATTGTTGAGACTCATTTTTACACCTTCTCTCCATCCTGCAATAAAAGCCTGTTCAGGAGTATGGTTAATGTGTGTTGTAGAATATACATTGTGCAAATTCTCATGTGGCACAGTCCAACAAAAATCTATTTTGGCTCGTTCATCCACAGCATTTTCGTGAGTACGCATGTTCAAACAGGTTTTGCGAGGCCATCCCACAATACCTCCATTGCCATACACTAATCCATTAATAATGTTTCTTGCTCTCCAACGATGCACAGCAGCAGGATTAGTTTTAGTCCAGTCTAGAGTTTGTAATAGGAATAAAGGATCTATTCTATTGTCTCCATCAATACTGATAAAGAAATCTGTCTCTGCTAGTTCAGCAGCAGCCTTATGAGCATTATCAAATCCCTTAACTCCGTGTATTCTTTTTGCCCATGGCACTATGTTCAATAGATCAGCATAATTTTCATCAGCATTGGGCTCTCTGTAGCTAATAAAAACAAAATCTAAATCAGTTACTCGCACGGTGTTTGCCATGTATAACCTCCTTTCACTATCTCTATAGGCCAATAAGGATCATTGTCTTGTAAATTGTATCCTTGCATATCTTTTTTTAAGGTTTCAAAAACTCTTTGTGTTTTCTTTTTAGGTTTTTTTACGATTCCATGATCGTATACGAAACGTTCTATACCTTTGTCTAATAGAAATTTATAGTCCTGTTGTGAAATTTTAACAGTATTATCGTTTGGTTCTCTGCATAGAGTTATTATTTCTTTGTTTCTAACTTCGATATAAAAGTTATCATTAACAGATGTTGATTTAAAACTATTTAATGCTTTGAATATTTCATCCATTTATAGTGTCCATTAGTTTTTTGTCATGATAATGCCAAATTCTGTCCAATCTCTTACCTCCAAGATAGATTCTGTCTGCTAACTTTACGGGATAAAGATAGTTGTACTGATCAGCAGCTACAGTTATCTCATTCACAGAAGATTTTCCATGTATAAATTTAAACCATGGATAATCTATTAAATTGTGATTAAAAGGATCCATTATTCTATATGCTAGAGCATAGACTACGTCGGTGGTGGGGTATAGATCATGACAATTTATTAATAATTGTTCTCGTACAGCAGTCCAATTTTCTGTGATTGATTGGCAAATATCAAAAAATTTCATAGCTCGTTGACTGCGTCTAAAATATGTTAATCCGTTGTAGATATCAGGCAGATGATTCAATTGAAATAGTCTTCTATAAGGTGTATTTTTAACTATCTTATCTTTATAATTTCTACAATTGACTGCAAACACAAGATCGTGCTGACATAGATGATGCCACCACCAGTCAGTATTGGCAGTGAACAACATGTCTGCTTCAAGTTTTATAGTGTGAGTAAATGGAGATAATCGAAAAGCCTTGTGCTCATTGGCAAATTTAGTTTCAGCGTTTGCACTGGCATCATCTTTTAATACAACAACTTGATCTATATATTCACTGTTCAAAGCAGTATTCTTATCTACTATTACACAAATATTATTATCTCTATTAATGAGTTTAATAGATTTAGCTAACTCCACACTAATTTTAGCATAATCAGTGGTAGCATTGTTCTGTGCAAACCATAGAAAACCTTTAGACATTAATCGGAATCTCCTTGTCTAACACATGCACATCCTGTTCTGTGACTAGATTAACAAATTTATCGTATTGAAATATAATGCCTGTGTGATCTATTTTTAAAACTTTGGTATCTGTGGGTATCATGCTCATAGCAGTGGGCATGAAATACTGTTGATTGAATCCATCCAGCTGATTTAATGCCATGGCAAAAGCATAATCATTCCTAAAATTAGCAAAATCTATTCTGTATAGTTTACAGAAATACCTATAATTTTGTTGTATGTGTTTGATCATATCAAATATTTTTTTTACTCTCTGTGTTTTTTTAAAAACGGTTACTGTGGCCCATACCAACGGTATCATACTTCTATTATTGTATTCAAAACTGCCTCGACCAGTTAAATCATGCACTCGGTCATGCAGAAGAAATTCGTAACTGCTGTTGATTGTTTCTAATAAGTTCTTAGTATAAACAAAATAATCAGAATCTAACAGTGCAGTAGTATCATAGGGTGAATAATCATAAGAATGAGATCTCTCAAGATTGTACCAAGGTATCGTTCTATCTTTATAAAAACGTTGATTGTTCTTTTGATTATCTATTACGACTAACGAATCTGTACCTTTAATATGTTCTTTGGTTGCATTGTTAGTGACTACAGTCACAGGTAACGATAGATTCTTTTTTATTAATTCGATACAAAAATTAGTCGTTCTATGATACTGTACTTGTTCAGAGTTAAAACAATAGATTAATGCTCCTGTGGACATATTACTCCTTGCTCTTTAATTGCTCTTGCAATTGATGATATTGATTAAGAGTCTCTTGATTACGTTCTATTAACAACTGTAAGAATTCTTCTGGATTAGCAATTTCACAAGGATTGTCGTTAGCATCTAGAAGAAAAAACTTCCTATTGTTCTGCTTCAAGGCATGCACAAGATTTATGGTATCAGCATCAGCACGAAATAGATGATCTTTATAAGCAAACAGTTGTCGACTTTTTGCTCGTTCTAGAGCATTCTTTTTAGCCACTGCTAGATTAAAACTGTGATCAGATTGCTGTTTGAGGGATCGTATATCCATAGCTCAATTGTACAGCTAATTATGGAAAAAATCAACCTGGTAAAATATTTTATATTGTAACGATATTGTTGGAAATCACTGCTGATGAGGCAGGTGTGTATACTGTGTTCAATCCTTCTGCTGTGGTAGGATTTACAAAGTATAAAACTACGTTGGTAACACCAATCCAGTTGGCATACTGATCTACCGATGCTGTGTTGCCTGAGGTATATGTGTTGTCTGCTGTTGCAGCTGATGATCCATCAATAAATGGATCTAACAGAGAGGTTCTCACAGTCATTGTCATTGCTGTGCCTGGAGCAGCATCTAATTTTGCTTCAATTTTAATGTTCATAAACTCATAGGTCTGCCAGTCTTGTCTTAATATCAGTATGGTTTGATAGTTGGTAGTAAGATCGTAAAAACCAATGTTTAAATCATAGGCTGAGCTGCCGTCTCCTAGGGTGTTTGTATTAGTTGATCCATCATTGGAATATTCTGATGATTGAGATTTGATTTTAAAATCTCCCAGTGAATCGATTAAGTCATCAATGGCTTGGTCTTTTGCAGATGCTACGTTGCCTGAGTTACTGGTTCTGGTCACGTTGATCTGTATTTTTCCTCCCGCATTAAAAAACCATCTCATTGCATCAGGAGCATTAAATGTGATTGATTGCTCTACGATATGAGACACGTTCCAACGAGCCGATGCTGCTGTGGTCTGCTGAGCTGCTGTGGTAGTTAATGCTGTGGCATTGGGACAACCTGCCTGTACCGATGCTGCTAGAGTTTGTAGATCTGCTATTAGAGCGGATTTAACTTCGATAAGGTCACCTGCGGATCTTTGACTTGTGGAAGTTAGAGTGTCATTGGTATGGTTGGCTAGGTTATCCATAGCAGTGAACAGTGAATTCCATTGAGTGGCAGTGACTTCTTGTCCTTGGGATATTGCGGTTACTCCTACTTCTCCTAAACCATGATACAATTCTCCTTGTCCTATGATATGATTGATACCATATCCTCCAAGTGTAGCATTACTTAATAATTGCTGATTGTATTCTGTTACGGTAATTCTATCGCCTGCTACATAACCCATTTTACTTAACTCCTATTGCACACTCTGTTAATTGTGTCTGTTGCGAGTATTTATCTTGAATTAGTCGTCCTAATACATTAAAAGCAGTGCATTCTGCTAGATCTGCCACTCTAGCTATACCAGCCGTACTGCTGCTTACAATACGATCTCCTGCTTTACCAACACCCTCTACCTTTACTCGTACTCTGCCTTTTAATGCTATCATAGGGTGTGAATCATTGTTGCCTGCGTCGTTGTTCATTAAAAATGCTGGAGATTCTGATACCACTCCAAATACTCGAGTATCTAACTCTTGTGTAGATTTGGTTACTTCTTGTGAGCCTCCAAGTATCACTACATCGCCTGCTTCTAATAGCATGTCTGCTGCGTATCTTTCTGCAAGATCTGCGTACTGTGCTGTGGTAGCTCGACCATGCACTATGTTGGCTCGAATATCTACCAGTGTTGGAGCCGAGTCATTGATGTTGCCCTGTGATCGGAATGCTGTCCATGCTCCGCCAGTGTTGCCATATATGGTTGTAAAATCGTCTGCAAATGTTTCATCCCATACCCAATACAGATCTGATTCGAGAGCTGTGGATGTTTCTCCTCGGTTGACTTTTAATCCTGTGTAATTGGGCATGAAAGCCGCACCAGATATGCCAAGGTTTAATTCTATAAAGTTGTCTTCCACTGCCAGTGTGGTGGTATTGAATATTGTTTCTGTTCCTGTTACTGTTAAATTTTGCACCACAAGGTCTTTGATTACACCTTCGCTGCCATCCATGGTTAGCACAGTTTTGGTCACTCCGCCATCATTGACTTTGAAAATTATGTCTCCGTTTAGTGTATTGTTCTGAAAAACCACATCCTGTCCACCTGACACGCTGACTGTTAAATCTGCTCCTGCTCCTAAACTCATTCCGCCATCATTGAATATAGTCAGTGTACCTGCCATAGTGTCATTGACATCAGCTCTTACAAAATTATCTGCTGGTACCACTGTGGTTAAATCCGCTAATATTAAATTCTGTGCTGTGGTAGCTATACCTTTGAATCTAGCCTGACTCACTGATGTTGAAAGTGTGATACCTTTATATATTGTGGCAAATCCTGTGATAGCTGTGAGAGGTATAAATTCTTCTGCACTCACCATGGCCACTATAATGTCATTGGTTACAAATTTTAGAACCGACTTGAATACACCTACGTTGTCTCTGATAGAATCTGATACCACTGATGTATTGCCTGAACCTGCCACTGTGGTAGGACCAATCAAAGTCCATGCAGTGCCATTATAAACATACAGCTGAAGATTATTGGTATCAAACCATGTGTCTCCTAGATTGGCATTGGTTGGAGCACTGCTAGCATTGGTGCTGGATCCTACTGGTTTAAATTTATTGCCATTCCAAACTTTGATTTGATTGGTTAGAGTGTCATACCATAATTGACCTCGAATTTTATTAGCAGGTGCTGTGGTGTTGGCAAAATTTTCCAACATTTTAACGAAGTTTTCGTTTAATCTTTCACCAAATCCTGCATAACTTTTTCCGAATAGAGCCAAATCCGTAGTGGTGATATCCACTGTACCGTCTTTCAGTACTACTAGTTTAGTTCCATCGGTTTTGTTTATGGTATAAGACATTCTTTTTTAATTGCTTTCGTTATCTCTCACATGCACTAAGAAACTTACATCTCCTAGTAACTTGATTAAAATCGCTGCCAGCTCAGGCGTTAATGCTTGATCTATTTTAACTAGATCTTCTTCTGAAAGAGCAGTTTGATAATTGGCATTGATATAATCTGCCACCTGTTGTTTTGTTATTGCCATTGTTGTATCTCCTTATTAATTATCCTATTTTTGAGCTGTACATAGACAGCCAATGTTTAAATTTCTCTTCTGTAAAAGGTCTAGCGATAGAACCCAACACAAAACAAGCACTCTCTCCTATTATTCTAACTATTTTACCCAGCATATCACCTCTAGATCTAGATCCTACTTGATGAGAAATCTCATTAGCTCTAGCTTGAGCAATGATTCTAACAGTTTTTACAAACAGAGAATCAATATTGTTTCTATAATTTCTTTCCATATATTGTACCAGTGGGCATGCCCATAACCAATAACCTATTTTGGTATTGTCACTCAAATATTGTACACTAAATTCGGTATCAATTGCAAGATCTTCTGCAGAAAATAAACCATTATTCCTTAACCAAGTGCAGATTACTCGTCCATTAGTATATTCCAGTGCTTCCAACATTTCAGCTGTTTTTACAATAGCCTCACTCTTATTACCATTTCTTAAAGAATTTAGAATAGCTCTCACATATCTCTCATAATAACCACTCCACACAGTTTGATCATTTTTGTGTATGCCTTTAATTTGTGTTACTATTTTTTCTGATCTCACATAGTATTCTATCATCTTATCTTCATACACACTGTCTCTCAATCCTTGCAACAGCACGAAATCTCTTTGTGCATTTAAGTTGCCTTCTTCTGGGGTAAATGCTGCATCTCGAGATCTTGTTGGAAGATGATATGCCAGTATAGCATTGTAAAAAATACAATTGTCTTCTCTGCTCAATAGTGTAGAGACACAATGTTCTTCATCGCCATGCTCTCGACATTGAGCACAGGCCTGTCTGTCATGTAGATATTGTTCAACTGATATTCCCATTATTTTACTCCTGCTATTATGTATAATAATCCAAACATTGCCCACATAGTATAACCTATGGCTACATTTTTTGTAGGCTGGTTAGTATGTTTAACAAATTTTCCCACAATTCTGCTTACAGAGATTCCAATATTCATTATCCATCTGCCTGCTCGATTATCTTCTTTTAACACTCCCATTTTGTAAGCCATGTGCTGAGCCCATGGAGTGGCAATTCTTCTTGCCCATCTCACAGCCATTTCTCTTTGACGAGCATTTCTTTGGGCTTTATTTTGAATCCAGAACATACATTGTGGACCTTCGTTGCTCATCCAATCCACAACTACTCGTGCCCATTTTAAATATCCATAATAAGCATCAGGATCTGTCTGTCTTAGCCAGTGTCCAAAAAGCTCATCTGCTTGATAGATCTCATCTGATAGATAACCTAATTCGTGTAATTTAGTGCAGATAATAGAGCATCCACCTCCTCCACCCCCACTTGTTCCACCTGATCCTGGTGTGCCTGAAGAAGGATTGCCTGTATTATCTCCAAATCCTGCAGCAGTGCTTGCAAAATTTATTCCTGAATTGAATATAGCTTTCCATACACCGTTTATTTTAACATAGGCTGCTGTGATATCTTTCCATACTCCTGCTTTTTTAAATTTCATTGCAGTTATAGATTTCCATGCATTGCTTACTTTAATTTTTGATTCTACACTAACATTGAATACCAATATTGCCAGTCCATTTCCGCCTGCAGAACCTGACGTTCCTCCCACAGCTACTCCTGATTGATAATATCCTGAACCTGTATATGGCACTGTGCCTGAACCATTATTTTGTGTGCCTCCGACTGGTATTAAATTTGAACCTGAATATCCTCCTGTGGCTCCATCATCTCCTCCTGGTCCGTTGCCGCTTCTTCCGCCATCTGTTCCACCACCACCAGCTCCAGCTCCTGCACCATCTCCCGAGTGGTCGGCTCCGTTTTCTCCTAGTGTGCCTGGTGATGCTAGAGTAGGATCGTTACTGTTAATTCCGTCTGTTCCTGTACTGTGTTGTCCATCTCCTCCGCCACCACCGCCACCACCTGCTATGGCCATATCTGTAGCTCCAATTCTTATTACTGTGGCTCCACCTCCACCTCCACCAGCACCTGATGATCCAGAAGGTCCTTGTGTTCCACCTATACCGCCTGAATATCCTGTTAAACTTCTACCATTACTTTTTCCACCAGCTCCTCCGCCTACTCCCAACGTTAAAGTTGATCCCACGTGTGATGTAAGATCTATAGTACCTGTAGCATAATGTCCTGCTGCTCCTGCTCTACCTGGGCCAGCACTGTCTCCACCGCCGCCACCACCTGCTCCTCCCCAGATATAAAAAGTTACTGAAGATGCTCCAGCTGGAATTGTGGCCTGCTGAGTTGTTCCTGTGTATGTGAATGTTTTAGTAATAATTGGCATGGTGATTATGCCTCCCTAACGAACCAAAGATCCCCGTCTGCGCCTTGACCACTAGTTGGGGCTACTGTCTCAACATATCTATTGCCAGCAACAGTGTTTCCTGTGGAACCAGCATCAGGTGTAATATAACTACCTCCCCATTTTTTGATAGATTCTGCTACTGCTCCTGTGGTTGGTACATTTAAATTTGATGTGTCTGTGGCTGAAACTGATCCTACCGCTGCCAGTGTTAGCGTGGTTACTTTAACATTACCACCAGCTGTGGTCTTTAAAACTTTTCCTGTGTTAGCATTGCCATCTGTAACTGTGTCTTCATCTCGAATGATTTGCGAATATGTTCCACTCTCGCTTTTGCCTGCTACCCAATAACCTGCTGTGGCATTGTAATAAAGTTTTGATTCTCTGCTAGAATCTCTCTCTACTACTATTCCAGAATCAACATTTGAATTATTGCCATTGTTTAATTTAACAAATACATCATTCATCAACACATTAGTTGTAGAAGTGGTATCATACTCTCCTGATACTGATAGGTTACCTGTGATCTTAACGTTACCTGTGATCTCTAACGGTACAGTAGGTGATGTTGTAAAAATACCCACTCTGCTGTTATCACCATCTATTGTGATGGCTTCCACTGCGGAACCACCATTGTTAACTTTTAAAGAAATATTTTTGTCTTCTGATGTGTTGGCAATTATTAAATTATTTGAGCTGACATTGATCTCACCTTCTTGATTCTCTCCAACGATAATACCAGCATTGTCATCGATTGTGATAGCACCTTGAGTGGTTTGTGCTGTATCTTTTCTCATGAAGTTGCCGCCGGCAATCACTGTGCCTGATGGATTTGATGTTCCAGAAATATTTAAATTAGTTGCTGTGGTTGTTGTGCCTGAGAACTCAGCACTGATGTTTGAATTTAATGTTATACCTGGATATATTTGTGCAAAGCCATTGGTTAATAATGGAGTGCTTGATGGTGAACCTGCTGATGGTGTGAATGCACTGGCACTCAGTACTGCGACTCTAATTGTACCAGAATACATAGAAGCAATAACTTTATCTCCGCCTGAACTGCCCACCGTTTCAATTTTGAATCCTGATAATTGTTGTCCATCTGTGTAAACTGGTCCTGCCAACTGCCATGCAGATCCTGTGTAGAAAAATAATTGTTTGTCATCACTGTCCACCCAAAGATCTCCTGCTGTAGGAGATGTTGGTGCTGTAGCTTGTGATTTGGCTCCACTGGCTGGTTTAAATGAAGAACCATCATAAACTTTTAATTGATTGGTTGACGTATCAAACCAAAGCTCACCTCTCAATGGTGCTGCTGGACTAGATGTAGATGCTGAATTCTCTAATAATCTTACTAAATCTTCGTTTAATAATTCTCCAAATCCTGAATAACTCTTACCAAAAAGTGTTAATGAAGTGGTGTTATCAATTGTACCATCTACGATTGTTGTGAGTACTGTACCGTCTGTTTTGTTAACAATATAAGCCATACCGTATTTATTGTCTTTCCGTAGATTGGGTCTTTTAGTTTATATGAGCATATTAGTCCAATAGACCCTTGCTGTTGTCCATATATAAATGTATAATATAAGCATGGATAAAATAGACTCAGTACACATAGAATTAACCAGCCGTTGCAACGCTAAATGTCCTATGTGTTCTAGAACCAATAACCCTATTATACTGGATAATCAGTCGGAGATTTCATTCAATGATTTTAAAAAATTCTTTTCATCAGATTTTATTGCTCAATTAAAAAAAATTAAATTTTGTGGCAATTTTGGTGATCCAGCAGTGGCAACAGATCTCTTAAAGATACATCGATACGTTCTAGAATCTAATCCCGATATATTGATAACACTCAGCACTAATGGAGGTATAAGAACTACAGAATTTTGGCAAGAGCTGGGAGAAATTTATAAAAAAACTCCTAAATCTTTTGTGGAATTTCACATCGATGGATTAGAAGATACCAATCATCTATATCGTATAGGAGTAAAATGGAATAAACTAATGGATAATGCTCGAGCATTCATAAGCACCGGTGCTAATGCCAAATGGTTTTTTATACCTTTTTTTCATAATGAACATCAAGTGGAAGAAGCTGAAAATATCGCTAAAGAAATGGGCTTCTCTGATTTTGTTTTAAAAATATCTGCTCGATTTAAAGATTTTAAAAAACCCTTTTTATATGAAGATAAAAACAATAAAAAGAAATCAATCTATCCTCCCACAGCAGATAGATTTAATATAGAACACATGCAACACCGAGGACCACTGATCTGTCTTCACAAACACAGAAAAGAGATTTATGTGGATTCATGGGGTAGATTATTCCCTTGCTGTTGGACTGCATCAAAATTTTACAAATCAAATAATTGGAAAATACACAAAGATAAATACACTATATCATTGCATCATAGAGGCATTTTTGAAATATTAAATGATGAAGTGTTCAATGATTGGTTAAAAACAATGTACGAAGATTTAGGATCTATATGTCATCAGAGATGCACAGGATCACAGGTTCACGTAATTGAATCAAAAGGAAAGAAGATACCACAAAAAACACTGTGGCATCACACTGAAGAGAAAGTTGACAATGGATAGTTCTTATAAATTAAAAAATAAAAAGATATTTGATCTTGCAGAGTTCCCACAAATCAATACTGAGGACAAAATAGTAGTCCTGTTCAGTGGAGGTATAAAATCTACTCTAGTGGCTTTGATTGCTAAAGAGCTTTATGGCATTAAAAATATAATATTTGGATTTATATCTATGGACGCATATGGAAATTTTAAAAATAATTCTAAAAAATTATATAGTAAAAAAAATCATGAGGATAGCTTCAAAAGATTAGGTGGTATACACAAGTTTGAAATTGGCAATGAATCATTCACTATACATAAACAAATGCATCTAGAACAAAGTAAAAAAATTTTAAATAGATTTCCTTCCGTAAAATATAGCATTGCAGGATACAGCAAGATACACGAAGAAACCATGGAGATGCTGACGGAGAGTGGATGGAGCAAAGGATTAATTACTCGAGGACAATTACCTGTATATGTCAAAGACAATGCAAAAAAATACGAAACATTAAATTATGCCATAGAGAATTTTAATCTTCCTATACCTTTTACAAACAGCATGGTAGAATTCAATGAGCTACAAAAAAGTTTTTATTCTATGGTTCGGCCATTTCGCAATTTAAATGACATGGAAATCATACAGTTATATGATAAAATGAATTTATTAAATGAGTTATACCAAACAAAATCTTGTGATGTTTCAGAAAATGAAGATCATTGTGGTAATTGTAGAAATTGCCAAGAAAGAAAAAAAGCATTTTCTCAAGCAAAAATTAGCGATATAACAAAATATTCTTTTAATTAATTAATCAAACTGCTATAATATATTCATGAATATAGTGTGCGTGAAATGGGGAGACAAGTATTCTGCTGAATACGTGAATAGGTTGTATTCCATGGTATTAAAAAATTCTCATGGAGAACCATTTAATTTCTATTGTTACACTGAAAATTCTACGGATATTAGAAAAGAAGTTAACATTGTAAAAATTAAAACTGATCTTACACATTGGTGGTTAAAGTTAGATCTTTTAAAATTATTCAATCAAGGAGAAAATATACTATTTGATCTTGATGTATTAATACTCAATCCCTTAGAACGTTTGTTCTCAGTAAAAACAAGAACACTATCTGTTTTATATTCACAATGGAAAGAAGGGTATGTTTCTCCCAGAGCTACAGAAAAATTTCCAACATTGTATAACTCCTCTATAATGAAATGGCAAGATAATCAAGGTTTAGAAGTACACGATTATTTTCAAAAAAATAAAGACATGATATTGTTCAAATATCAAGGTATAGACAGATATCTTTTCAATGAACCTGTGCAGGTAGACTTATTGCCTACCTCCATTGCTTATTCTTATTGGCAAGGTGTTAGATTTGGCAAAGATACCACTCCTGAGAAATTGAGAAAAGAGTATGAGGTATGTATATTGAATCATGGCAGCAAACAGCAAGAAATTAATTCTTGGATTAAAGACTATTGGGTAGAATAATGTATTTTGAACAGAATTATCAAATTGAAAAAAATAACTTAAAATTTGACGTAACATACATGGTTGGAGATCAATTATATAACGAGTTTGAATATCTGCAACACATCGCTAAACAAAAAAAAGCAGACAAAGCTATTCGATCCAATGATGATGAATATTTTATGTGTGCTATTATCAATGGGGAACCAGCTTATTCATGCACTGCAGTTAATGGTGGCAAATACAAAGAGAATGTAATAAGATGTTGCACTAAATTTTTTGCAAACCCAAAATACTCCAAACTCACACCATGGTGGTTACTAAAAAAAATTTATCTTGATGCTTCAAATATACTTTTCAATAATGATTGCAAAGAAATGAAAAAATATGATTTTTATTTTATCTCTAGAAATCCAGGAGAAAACATATCTAAAACTTTATTCCCTAAACAGTCTGGATGGATAAATGATGATCCTATGCTGTATTTGGTAGGGAAAAGACCTGAAGACCCTTACAGCTGGAGATACATTTATTACAGAGGTGATATAAAAAACTTTGACAGACCAAGAATGTCCATACAAGAATATGTTGCTAAATTTAATCAATATGTTTTTAACACAGATTGGACCAAATCAGCGATAGAAAATACCAAATATCTTTTTAAAAATCACGGACTTCCTAAGAACGTTTTAGAAATAGGTACATTTGAAGGAAGATATACACTTTGGTTGGCAGATCACTATGCTGATTTAAAAATAGACACAATAGATCCATTTAATAGCTCGGTCTATGATCTTGAACAGAATTACTTTGATCAAGTAGAAAAAAATTGGCGAAACAATTTATCTATATGCAAAAATAAAAAAAATATATGTTTCCACAAACTTTCATCCTTAGAAACATTAAATCATATGATTGAAATTAAAAGACAGTTTGATTTTGTTTACATCGATGGTGATCATCGATCAAACACTGTGAGTAATGATCTCGAATTAAGTTATAACATGTTATCAACAAACGGAATAATCTTAATTGATGATGCACATGGTTGGCAATCTAAAAATTTTAATACTAATGAAATCAACGAAGATATTAACTTAACTCCTAAACCTGCTGTGGACAATTTCTTAAAAAAATATTCTAAAAACATAGAGATATTAAATTTACCAAAAAATAATCAAATGGCTATCAAAAAAATATAATGAAAATAATAGCAGTTAGAATTGGTGATAGATACGGACCTGAATATGAGAAATATTTGGAATCTAAATTACCCGAATATGAGTTTCATTGGATCAGATCTCCTATGTCTGACAACATTAAATTACAATGGAACAAAATGTATGGCATGACTCTGGAACAAGATGAACCTATTTGTGTCATAGATATTGATATACTATTAATCAATGATTATAAAAAAATATTTGAATATCCCATACAGCCTGGAGAATTCTTAGCTGCACCCGGTTGGTGGAGAGATCTTAAAGGTGAAGAAAAAGAAAGATTTACTATCAATGGTGGATTCTACAAATACTATCCTCGTGATTGTCATTACATTTATAAAAAGTTTATAAAAGACCCTATACATTGGCAAAAGAAATATATCGAAGAAGGTTATACATCTGGACCAGTTAATGGCGAACAGCATTTTATAGAAGATTCTGTGAGAGAACAATTAAAACTAGTAACACTGCCGAAAGCATGGTTCTGTAGAATGGAAGCTCGAGAAAGACATTTTGCACGTCATACATTAACTATGTTAAATCGTCGCTATAACGAAGTAACCGGTAATCCTTATATGTTCTTAGGCAATGAATTTTATCCTGAAATTAAATTTGTTCATTTTACCCACATGGATAATCATCCTCATGATTGGGCAAAATATAATCTATTCGTATAGAAATTTTCCGGCAATATATAGAGATTCTAAAGGAGTTTTTGCTTCTCTAAGTTTTTTCTTTAATTCAGAATTAGTGGATTGAGTTACTTGTGGAAGATCAAATATTTTTAATTTAGTATTGAATAATAATTCCATACCTGCTTCTCCCTCTGGAGGATTGAATAAATGATCTATAACCAATTTGTCTTGAGGATTAGTTGCTGAAGGATCATATATTAAACCATATTTTTCAGCAATATCTTTCACTATTAATTCCCAACTTTTTGCTGCATGTTTGCGTTTTTGATCTGTCATTGTAGAAATCTCGTCTGTGGTGAAAGTTTCTAATAATTTAACATACATTTTATTGTTAAGATCTGTTTCTATTGCTATTTCGTGCTGTTGTTTGGTTTCGATGTCTTGCCAAATTGCTAGAATTAATTTCTTTTTGCTGCTGGCAAATACTGCATTAATAAACTTTCCTTTATCTAAATTCATTAATCCACTCTTGCTTTTAAAGTGTATACATTGATTACCTGTTGAGAACCATCAGGAAATTCTTGAGCTCTGTAATCATCTGCTCCAACATATAGAGTTTGATAATTGCCTGAACCATCCAAACGACTGTCAGTCATGGCCGACCCAACTGGTGTACCTGTGCCTGACCCATTCACTCCATACTCGTAACGTATTTTATATCCTGTTTCAGCCTGTATCAAATATCTAATTGCTGCTCCTATAGCAGTGTCTATGGCTGCACCTGTCATGGCAACCACGTTGCCGTCAGTATTGACTCTAACCATTGAAGGCAGAGCAGGTAGAGCAGGAATATCTTTTTTTAACAAATAATAATCTTGTATGGTGGTTGGTTGGTCTTGATCTTCAGGTATGTTTCCTGCATCATAAGCTGCTACATCAGCTCGAGTGTCTGAGAATATCGGTATTATGGTGCTGCCATCTGGTCCTGGCACTGCTGTGTAACCTGTTAAGGAAGTGGTTGTATGTATGGTGTATATTTCTGCAGCAAGCAATGAAGGAAATACTGTGGATCCATCTGCAGCCGTCCATCCACCGTCGAAAACTTCTATAGCAAAAGTATCATACATGTCCTGTAGATTCATTGCTCTAACGTTGCCATCTGCTGTGTAGTAGGCAGGGTATTGTGTGGGCGTGGTAGCAGGATTTGGATCTGATGCTATGGTCTGTTGTATTCTAGCAATTGCCACATTCACTATGCTGGGTTCAGCCGTCTCTGCTTCTGTTGGAGTTGAAGAAGCACTTGTACTGACTGCTCCCGCTTGTAATCTAGTATCTGTTATAGTGCCTAGAGTGCCACCTGAGTTAACCACTGTTAGTGCCACAGAAGGATTTGACACGTATGACCAGAACATTCTAGCTTTGATTTGAGCTATCTGCTCATCGGTCATCTCTCTTAGATTTCCGCTATCATAATATAAAGGTTTACGAACTGCCATTTTTATAGTCTCTCTATAATATTATAAATGTATTTGTTATTGCTGTCAATTAATACAATATTTTCCATACAGTATTAAGCACCCGCGCCGTAGATGGTTTTTAATACCGTTCCTGTAGAATCTAATATTTGCAAAGTTACCGTACTGGCTAACATTGCAGCAGTTACAGTGCCTGAATCTCCTGACGTTATCACTGTGCCTGATCTATTTGGTAAAGTTATTGTTCTGTCAGCTGTGGGATCTGCCACTGTTAGTGTAGTTTCATAGATATCATCCGAAGATCCTTCAAATACCAATGTACCAGAAGCTAGAATATTAATTTCAGAAGAATTTACTGTTCCGGTGATAGGTCCTGTGAAGGCAGTAGCATTCACTGTGCCTACTACATCTAATTTAGTTGTAGGAGAACTGGTTCCAATTCCTACTCGAGCTGTGGTTCCATCTAGTGTCATTACTGTGGTAACGACTCCACCATCGTTCACTCTAAATATTATGTCTTCGTCCACTGTGTTATTCTGCATGTGAACTCCTAGCGGATCTATCAATATTCTAAAATCACTGTCTGCTCCTATGGTCAATCCTACATCATTTATTATTGATAAAGATCTTGTAGTGGAGCTGGTACTTGCGCCGTCAATTCTAAGATATGATCCAGCAGCTTCTCCTCCCAATGCATCTGAGTTTGTGGCTGTGCCTGTAAATTTTGATCCTGTTACAACAGTAGATAAATTTATACCTTTTGTAATAGTAGCGAAACCTGATATTGCCACTTTGGGTGTGAAGCTGGTATCACTGATTATGGCTACCTGCACATCACTGTTGAAAACTCTAGTGATGTTTCTTTCATTGTCACTGCTGTCTGATATGGTGCTGTAAACGAAACCGTTTATTGTTCCTGAAGAAGCTGGTGGTCCTACCAGTACGTTTGCAGCTCCATTATTAAAGAATAATTGTTGCGTGTCGCTGTCAATCCAAAGGTCTCCTGCATTCAATCCTGCCGGTGCCACTGATGAATAGGTTGCTCCACCCACTGGTTGAAACGAAGATCCTGTGTAAACTTTTATTTTTGCAGATGATTCATCATACCATAACTGACCTTTGATGGGTTTTCCTGGAGCTGAAGTGTTAGAAAAGTTTTCTAGTAGGTGTAGAAAATTTTCTGCAATTACTTCTCCGTATCCAGCATAACCTTTGCCCACAAATTCTAGATCTGTTTGTGTATTCAAAATAGAATCTTGTACTGTGTACTGATTGGGCGATGCTGCAGTATTAGATTTGTTAACTGTATAAGCCATTTATTTTATTCCGTAAATGTTGTTAACGATTGTATCCTTAAAGTATAATCAATTTGTATCAGTCTGTTTAAACTTTTTTGTACAGGATGGAATATCACATGAGTCAATAATTTATTAGATGTTCCATTTTCTGTGCCTTCCCAAGATTTTAATCCTAACTCGTCAAATACGAAATCACCATTAAAATTGGTTGTGTTATCAAATGCTTCTTGTCCTGTGGGTTCACCGTAATCCAGTGTGCAAGTTACCACTATGTCTGTGTATTTGTTTCCCGCAGTGTGACGAATCTCCATTTTGTTTCTGGTAGTGTCTTTGTTGGTAGCTGAATTATCATCCACAACTTTGTAATAGGTTTGATTATACAGTGATGCATTGGTTCCTGTGGTGTTGGGTGTTAGATATGTTATAATACCTGTGGGATCCACTGTGGTTCCACCGTTACCGAATGCCATTTCATGAACGAATCCTGTGCTCTTATTTGCAAGACTGTTAGCCAATGCTATGCTCATGTTCTCATAATGAATAGCATTTCTTTTGTCCACAATAACTTCACCTGTAGAAGGATCCCATATTTTAATATGTCCTTCCATTTTAATGCCGGAATGATCCTGTGGCTTTTTATTGTTCTGCTCTTGCTGAGTATTTTTGTTATTTTCTTGTTCTGTCATTGCGTTGTATTTATTCAGGTACATTTGTTGGTTCTCCTGCTATGAATTTTGCTTGATTAGTTGTTGATTTTTGCAGTCCTTTACCATCGGCTGCAGTGCCCGCTCCTTGAGTATACCATACTACTCCACGTTTTTGTACGATTTTTACCTGTACATCTGCTGCTGGTGCATCAGTAAGTGCCACATTTGCAGTACTGCCATCCACTGTGTAGTTCACAGTGCTGCCATCTTCGCTCATGTATGGCAATCTTCGACCTCCCACAAACACATCCAATTCATATGGTGTTGCTGCTGCAATTGTGGTAGGGAACATACTGGTGCTACCATCTCCCATAGATGTTTTTGTGTAAACTGTTTCTGCGTAAGGCACAGTTTGAGAACCTGAAGCATCCACTACTTGTGTGCCTGCTGCGTGTACTTTTATACCTGTACCTAGTGTGCCTCTTCTCAATTGAGATAGAGTGTTGCCGGATTTGATAAAGTATTCAATCCTTTCTTTGTCTATGAATATGACTCCCGGTACCGATCCACCCGGAGGAGATGCTAATACGCTACCATCTGCCACTGTAATTGATATAGCATCATCTGCCAGTGCTGCAGCCAATGTTGTGGTATTATCAGCACTGATTCTTTTGAAGAAGGTTCTGTTCAACATATCTTTGAATATTCGGAATCCTGTAGCATTAACTGCACTCTCCGCAGCAAAATACATCACGTCTATTCTGTCTGTTGTTGATACAGTAATTCCACCTATGGTTATTTTATTACCATTTAAAAGGAAGTTGTATCCTTGTGTCAATGATTCTCCATTTAACCATACAAACACATAATCACTGTTAAGAGGCGTATATTCTAGATAGAATTCTCCTGACACAACACCAGCAAACGTTTCTCTTCTTTGATTCATTCCCACAGCATTGTTAAATGTTATGGCCACAAATATATCTCCAGATGACAAAGATATTCCATCAGCAGCCAGTTGTGTTGGTTTTAATATCACATCTGATCCTTCGTTGTAATAATGATTATCCAATAGTACAGACACAGCAATAACATCTGTACCACTTGGAGCAGACACAAACTGTATCTGTTGTGTACCGATATTCACTGTGTAATCTGTGAACTGATATTTTTTAGAACCGTTGACATAAACTTCTACTTCATTGGCTACTGTTACTGTGTTGGCAGGATCTGTGCCTAGACTGTAACTTGTGGTGCTGCCATCGCCTGCATAGTAGGTATTGTCTGGTCCTCTCAATATTTTTCCGCCTACTTCTAAAAGCGTCAATCCTGAATATGGTCCAATAGCACCTGCAGGATATGTCAAAGTATATCTGTTGGTACCATCGTGTGTCAACTGCTCACTTCTAACTTCAGCATAAGCTCTACCACTGCCCGCAGGTTGATTGAATGATGATATCTGTATTAATTTGCCTGCTGCTGGAGGCAACAGAGTAGATCCATCACCAGTATGTAATGTTATTGTGATTAATTTGCCTGATACTGTGTAATTGTATGCTGTTGTGGGTTGACCATCTACAGTGACATATAGTTGGCTGGCCGCACTGTCCAATTGGAAAGTCTCTCTAGCAGATGTTGTGAATGATGCTGTGGATCCGTCTCCAATGAAAGTGTTCAATACCATGTAATTACTTCCAGACACAGCAAAACTCTTGATAGATATCTTGCTGCCACTTACCGGTGTTGATAAAAAAGTAATAGTTTTTGCAGCAGCATCTACTGTGTATTCGTCATTCTGCCTCATGGTTTGACCATCCACAGTCACTATCACTGAATCATCTGTTCCTGGATATTGTCCTATGTTATAAGTTAGAGTTAAACCATCACCGATATAATTTTTGTTCACAATAAACGGCACGCCGGACTCTGGTGTGGTATAAACTTTGATATCCACAGTGTCAAACATTGAACCTGGCACATTCTCTTCTGGAGCATAGCTGGTTTCTGGTGTTATGAATCCATCTCCTTCTAATATAATATCCGACGGTGCTATTCCCACCGCTGATCCAAAAAGACCACCGCTGATCAATGAATCTAGAGTTTTATCATCTGTGGGTGTTAGTACTCCGTCATCATCAAAAGGTATAAACTGTATTTCATCGCCGTTGCCAACCACAGAGCTGTCATCAGGTATAACTGTGAAAGTTTTGGTAGATCCATCGCCTCGGAATACCAGTGACGTTTGTCTCACACCATTTATGTATACAGTGTATACATCGGTCGCACTCGGAGCAGTTGCAAATGTAAATGCTGTAGAGCTACCATCTCCATAGAATGTTTTCACTCGGCTTAAACCATATGTGTCCCAAGGATTATCGTACCATGGCGATCTATCCCAACCCTGTCCACTGTTGAATGCTAATCCTGTAACCATAACTCCGCCGTAGTCTACTCCTGTCATCACTTGAGATAACTCGTTGCCTGGCATGCCAGCATCTGGTTGGTACAATCCTAGAGTTCTTTCAGCAGCAGTAATGTAAGGTTCATCGCCTCGCAATTTTGTTAGATATGTTAATCCGTTATCGAAATCTTCTGTGCTGGTAAATCCACTGTTAACTTTATAGAATCCGTCTTCATATCTAATTAGATCATTGTATGCATAGGCTGTATTTGCTACCCAATCCAACACTGTGGCTGTGGATTGTACTCGGTCAAATTTGATTGTGGTAGAGATATCTCTCACAAGATCATTCCTTAAATTGGCATAGGCTCGAGCAGCATCTGCTGGTGTAACTCCTCCAGAACCTCCGCCTGTTAATACTACTCGTGGTGTGGCTGTGTAGTTACTGCCTGGTGTTAATAGTTGTATTCTTGTCACAGATCCATTCTGTATTATCGCTCTTGCTGTGGCTTGAGTATTGTCTGCTGTGGTATAAACTTCATATCCTGTAGGTCTATCTGTGATGGCTGTATTTTGATCAGAGTCTGGCATATAAAACTCTATGCTTGGGTATTCATTGAATGTGAATAATGAGCTAGTACCTGTTCCGCCCTCTTGACTGTCTGCTAGATCAGCATCTGCGGCTGCTGTGTACAATGGATAAAAATATCCTGATTGTCCTGATGTTGGTCCACTGTTACTTCTACCCAACACTGTGAACGGTCCCACTGATTTGGTTGTTCCTCCAACTAGTGTAACTGTAGGAGCAGTGATATATCCACTACCACCTTTGGTTACCACAATAGAATCCACATATTTTTTATAATTGTCTCTCCAGAAACGGTAAGGGTAACTTGCCATTAATGCTACATCTGCCGACACGTCTACATTCCTAATGCGAGTGCCATCATAAAATGCTGGAAGATCAAAGTCTGTGTTGATTCCATCTTGTGTTTCTGTAGTGGTATATCCTAATCTATATTCTCTTATCTTGGTATGAAAAGGTTTCACTTCATTGATGTAATCTTCTACAAAGTTTTCGTTACCCACTCTATAAGTCTTACGCTGATCTAATGGTCTTAGACTGTTGGTTACGTTTATAAACGAAGATTTATTCAACCAATCCACGTATAATTGTTCTTCTAATACTTTTCTTAATCCAATAAAGAATATATTATTGTATTCTATTTTTAGATCTCCCACAAATATATCATCTCTTAGAGCTGTTAAAATATTTCTGGTTTCAATTGTGGGTTCTTGGTCAAAGAAATTAGCATCAAATGTATCATCAGCATCAAATCCTGTGTTCTTAATAGTATAGTCATACAGAGCTTTGGATAATTGTATTGTACCATTTTGTGTGGCAACATTTTTTAATCCTTCTGCAGTTTGTTCAAATAATTTCCAACCGCCTGTGTCGGCTCTTAATACTTTTACAATTCTTCCAATTTCTAAATCTATAGTCTCAACTTCATACTGATAGTTAACCTGTTTGTCAATCACAGTGTTTGTGTCATATCCATCAGCATACCAATCAGCTAGACTATAATAAGTGCTCGTCTTATATGTCTGTACTTTCGTTCTTATCCATTCTGTAAGATTCCAGTTATAGATTGCCCAAGAACCTTTGCTGTTTTCTTCATCGCTAGCTACTAATACATCAATTATGCCGCTGATATCTCTAGTATCGATGTATGTTAAATCTGCGTAACTTTCAACTCTACGATCCCATTCGCCTGAAGCTTCTGTGGGTTCTGGATCTGCTGAATTTAAATTTGCGTAACTGATACTGTTGGCTAATTCTTTTGTTTTTAGTACGCTGTTACTGTAATCTACGATTTCTTTTAGAGCAGCAAATCTATCCACATACCAGCTCTGTCTAGGTCTAACACTATTTCCGTATCGTTGGTTGATTGGCAATGTTAGATCTGGTACTTCGTTGCCTGACGTATCTTTGCCCACAAGACTGTCCCACCATTTTTTCTCTAATAATGCATTTGGACTATCATCTTTGTCACCTTCTCTAATTAATTTCCATACACTGTGTGCTGTGTCTTCATTATTATTATTTTTATAATTTATATTAAGAACTGTATTATCATTAGTTAAACTATTTTTAACATTAAAAGTTATTAATGAGTTTGTTCCTGTGATAGCATAATATTTTATTCCTGATGCTAATGGATTCTCTATTAGATTGGACACGTATGCTGTAGTGTTCTTTCTTTCTGTGGCTGATTTATTTTTTGCCGGCAAAAATACAGAATTTTTTATCCAGAAATAATAATAATTAACAAAACTATCAGAAATAGTGTTGTATTTTTGTTTCACTGTAAAAACTGTATTGTCTGGATGTAGAGGTTTTCCAGAGACTCCTTGTGATAATCCCGGCACTGTGTCTGCTCTCAGATTCCATTCAGATGGTAACAGAGTTGATTCTACCCACTCATATATGTCCACTGATGATCCTGGAAATAATTTGCCCCAATTTTTAGTTTGATATTCTAAACCGTGTTGTTCATACCAAACCCACCTTACAGTGCTCATATTCCACCAAACTTCACCCACATGCTCTTCACCCCATGCTGTTTTTGTATTGACAGTTTTATCTTTGGTTCCGATATTGTATATTGCTGGATCCCATTCAGTTTTGTAGTTAATTTCTCTGTCGGCTATACCCAGTATTCTGCCTTTGACAGGATCATAGTAATCTAAATAATCAATTATTTCATTATTTGCACTATCAAAAATAAAAGAAGAATCTACTTTTTTATCATTAACAAGATTTGTTTCAGTAGACAATGCCGTCCATGCATAAGAATTTCTCACTTTAAGATCAAATATTGTTACAGTTCCTTCATCTAGTCTATATGTGCTGCCATCGTTTGTTAAAACATCATCCTGAGGTGATCCTACAAACACTGTTGTGTCTGTTATGAATATTCCTCTGCCAAAATCGTCATTGGCATCTACATTCGTTGTAACTAATTTGTCATCTATTACAAATTCTGTATCATATTTTGTAGCAGTAAACACTCCTCCAGATCCTATGTTAAGATCCACTATATCTGTATCTCCTAAATCAAACGTTGTGGCTCCGTTATCAAAAAGCATACTTCTATTATTTCCAAATTTTTCAGCTCCTATCACTATTCTATTATTTGCTCTATTAATTTGCACTGTGGATCCAAATCTCATATTAGTAGAAGACTCTGGAGCTACAATAGTCTGTTGTAGAGTATAGGTATTTGTTGATCCATCAGCGTTCCATTTATAGATATAGATTGCTCCAGCATCATTTTGCTCTCCTTGATCTTTTCCAGGAGCAGATATTACGAGCAATTCTCCGTTGATGCTCATAGAAATACTTTCTCCAAACGCGGTGTTTAGAGTGCTACCATCTGCATTTACACCTTTCAATGTTTGTCTATGAGTAAAAATATGTTTGGTACTGCCATCTTCTATGCTGCTGCCATCATCATTCACACTATTCTTTGTAAATATTTCTACCTGTCCAGCAGTGCCTGGAGCAACACTACTGATTGCTATTATATCTGCATTATCGTTGACTGCTAATCTGTGACCGAATCTTTTGCCTGATCCTGATTCTGTACTGTATATCGCAGAATCTTGTCTCCATACAGGTATGGTACTGTCTGCTAGATCTTTTTGTAGAGTATGCACATATACCACTCCTGAATTGTTGTTTAGTCCAGGAGCTGACGCAAAAAGAAATTTTGGTCTAGTTGAAACTGTGCTGGCATCTGAAGGTTCTGCTATGGCACAGGCCCATCCATAATTCATATCTATCAATGTAGAGCTATCATCAGTGGGTGGTAACACAGTGTTGTAGAAAGAATAATTTTTGTCTACATTATTCCATGCAAAAATCTTTATTAATCCAGCATTTTCGTGTCTGGTACTGCCGTCATTTGCTAATGTATTAGTGTAAGGAGCTCCTGCTGCAATGTAATTTTCATCAGTGCTAATTGTTAAAGTTTCTCCCAAACGAGATGTAGCATCATTTCCGTCATTCATTTCATAACTGCTGGTAGAAGAGAATAAATTTCCTGGTTGATTTTCTGCTCTATAGAGAAAATGTATATGTCCTTGACCTTCACCTGGCGATGCTACTATTAATGTTCTACTATCATTTCTAGCAACTATTTGATAACCAAAATATTGCTCGTTTACAGAATCTGGGGATAACAATAATTTTGTTTCGTATGGATCTGTTTTTTCATATATTGCCCATTTGCCCGTACTGTTGTCAGCAAACACTCTATCACCATTAACAAAATTTGCTGTGTCCACATCTCTGTAAACGCTATAAGGTATTCGGTCATTAACATTGTCCATGCTGTCAAATCTCACGCTGACCCATTTGTAAATGTTACCATAGGTGTTTATAGTAGATTGATCTGATAATACCACTGTGCTGGATATTCTATTCGATTTGTTGTAATTGAATATCAATGATGCTGTGGTAGGTGTGCTGTATACTTTATACACTCCATTTAATTGTGTGCTTTGACTGTTTAGTATTGAGAAATAATCGCCTGCCACAAAATCATGATTGCCAGTTAGTATCACTTCTAATTGAGTAGCATTGTTAATGGATCGCATGGCAATAATTTTTAAAACTGTGGATGTCAATCTTAATACGTCCCAATCATTGTTATCTTTTTTTGCTACCCATACTAGATCGTTTTTGGTTATAGAAGATACATCAAGATTCAGCAGATCCGTAGACGTAAAAGCAGTGTGATCCACATCAAGTAATCTAGGATATCCTGCTGTTTTAAATTTTTGAACTGTGTCTTTATCTGTACCTTCTTCAGTGTAATCATACAGAGAGAAAGTTTCTTGACTGTTATATTCTATAGTTTTATTATATAATTCAGAAGTAAGTACTCTAACAGATTTTTCCCAATCCAACGAGTCTGATACATTGTCTAATATTTCTATGCTCTGTATATTATTAGTAAATGTATCGTCAGGCATACGAATCTGAACAAATTTTTTATTATCTGTGTTTCCAAATTCTCCCACTCGAATCATCCATTCAGGATAGATAGTAAGATCAATATTTTCTCCATAAAATTTTGCTTTAACCAATTTATTAATAGCATTAAGAGTACCTTTTTCTCTAATAAATCCTTGATAGAATTTGTATTGAGAAACGTCGTTAAGGAAAAGATTGTCTAGATAACTTCTAGATTGATATCCTGTAAGATGCTGAGCCAATCTCTGTTGACCTTCATCAAAATTATTGCTCTCTAAGTTATAAAAATCATTAAACTGAGAAATTTTATAATCAAAATTAGGTATTAATTGTGCAGCAGGTTTTTCTTTCTTCTTCTGCCATTTATCTGATTCGAACGTGTTTCCAGAATTATGATTAACTTTAGAAGTGTAAAATTTAGCATTGTATTCTACTGTATCGCCAATTTGATAATCAGTATTAGCTGTCCATGCTGCTACTTGAGCTTCATCAAAAACAAATCCTGGAGAATAATAATCACCGTTCCAGTCTCCAGTTTTCCAACCAATTAATCGGAATCTCTGTTGACGGAATCCTGTTGCTAACTGTAATAAAATATCCGAAAACACTGTGATATTGTCAAATAATAGAATGTGTTCTTTCTGTACAGCATTCATTGTGATATTGTATATGCCTGATTCTGGAAATTTGCTGATTATTTCAAAAGTGGTTCCTATGCGTTTTGTACTAATTGATTTGCTGTTAACTGTACTACCAGCAGAATCTAATACTGTGTATTCTCCCTGTAGATTCTTTAATCTTCCTATCACACTGTCTTTGGTTGAGAGATGAAATCCTTCAGCTCCTGGACTTAGTGTAATAGCCGATCCTGGAGCCCATCCTTGTCTTGTCCAATATAAGAATTCTTTGGATGACATCTCCCAATTGGCAATTTCTTTTAATTCTCTAGAAAATTTATCAAAAACAAATCCCTGTGATTCTAAATATTTTCCATATCCTGTTAGGAAATTCACTACCGATTGGACATCTTTGAACACTGTGCCATAGGTTACAACTTTTTCTACATTTCCATAATCCTTGTAAATGGTTGCTCGAGCATTGCCTGCTTCAATGGAATAACTGTTGCCATTTTTTAATGGTTCAAATATTTTAAAATATGGTTTGATTGTGTTATAACCAATAACTTTGTATCCGCCTTCCAGTGTGCTGCCATCTCCTGTGGTGGCTGTGTTTAATTCTATCAGCACTCCTGAATATTCAAATGTGTTTATTGGATTACTGATTCTAAATAGTATTTTATAGTTCTCATCTGGTATAAACTGTGAGCCAGCTGTGGATCCTGGACTAACACTGTCTGTTAATATTCTTAAATTTTGTTTGTCTGTGAATCCTCCCAATTTGTATGCTAATTGTACATTGAGATTTTTCATTTTATCATAGAAAAATACTGCTGGATCTAATCCATTTTTAATTAGATAGTTCACAACAAACGGTTGATATCCTCCGGTAATATAACGAGTGGTTGTGCCGGTTTCATTATCTGTTGATGTTTCCAAATGATATTTGGCTGTGCGTATATTCTGTGCCACTTCTGTGTCACTGTCAATAACATTACCTGAAACATTCAAACCCAATCTACTGTTATCAAAAAATAATCCAAAGAATTTTGCTGGTCGAGTTAATGCTAATAATTTTATTACAGCAAAAGGATATTGAGCACTTCTTCTCCAAGCAGTTTCTGTCGGCGAGTGATCTCCAAATTTCCATACTTTATTAATACCTGCTGATACGTAATTGTCTATCAATCCTGAATCTATAGGTGATAGCAATTGTCCATTCTCGTCCACTGGTAGATAATTTAACAAGTCTGATCTGACATATCTAGGATCAGCTGATTCTTTGCCGCTGTCATAGCCTGCTGCTAGATCATTCCATAACAATTCGTTGCCCGAGCTGTATGGTCCTGGACCATAGGTATCTTCCCACCACGTGGGTTTTTCACTGTGTCCTAACATTTCCCAAGGATGAGTGTGTGGTCGATCCGTGTCATAGAAATAATTGTATATGCCTCTCCAGTGTCCTGGTAGATATTCGCTGTTTACAGAATCTTTATTGCTGCTGTAATTAAAAGTAAAAGCATTAGAATCATCATATATCTCATTCTTTTGATAGTCCACAGCATTTCTACCTGCCCAAGAATAGAAATCGTAACTTAAAATATTATTGATTTCACCTATAGTATAATCTCCCTGTGTAAATCCAGAAGGTCTCACCTCTGTTTCTGGCAATAACGCTGAATCATAAACAATTTTACAATTGTTATAAATTCTTCTCTCTAATTCTAATAAGATATCGTCTCTGTAGTCTCCATACGCCACTGTCTTGCTGCCATCGTGTCCCACTATCACGTAGGTTGATTCTAAATATGTGTCATCAAGAATTTTTTCTGGTTTAAATCGAGGATATATTCCCACCTTTGTTGGTGTTAGTGGCACAAAACTGCCTGTGGTATCACTGTAGTCTTTAATTTTAATCACATCTCCTTCAACGAGAGCAGCAGTTATATTCACACTATCTTCGGTTTCACTAAAAGTGTAATCGTAACCTTGTAATAATTGTGTGTTGTTAAGGTAAACATAGACTGCTCGATTGCTGGAAACATTGATATCAAACTGACTGTCAATAGCGTACTCTGTTTCTGTGCTGTCTTGTACTGTGTATGTTCTTGTGCTGACTTTTTCTCCGTAACCTATCATGTCTTCATAGAAGAATGGAAAACTGATTCCGCGATCACCATGCATGGTTTTGATTATTTCGTCCACTGCTGCAGCAGGATCTCCTTCATAGGACCGTCCAATATCGATATTAGATTGAAATCCTTCTTTAAATTTTTGATATTCTAAAGAACAATATTCTATAGCAGAAATCGCATTGGCATTCTGATCTATTAATGAGAACATAGCTTGAGGCAATGGTGCTGAATGTTGTATTATGGTTCCACCTTTGGTTCTTACATCAGGCAAATCTCGTAAATTACTGTCTCCAGGTATATCTCCTGTTAGTTCAACATTCTTTTCATTTATATCATGCACATGATTTAATATTTGTCCAAAGGTAAAATCTTTCAACTGCTCGTTGAACGGATTGACTGATAAATTTTCTGGTATTTCATATAAACCTTTGCCGACAACTCTTTTGGCTGCACTGTAACATTGTATTTTAACTATGTCTCCCACCAAAAGATCATATGAAAATTTTATATATTTGTTTGTGGTTCCATCTACTAATGTATAATCTGTGTTTAGATTCTGTACTTTAGAGTTAACATCTACATGTACATCTAAATCTTCCAATTCCACACTGTTCGCAAATACATCGATAGGAAATAATCTTAATTCATTAGCTTCAACAATGAATGTTCTTATTACTCGTTGTTTGCTGTCTTCAAGTCGTTTAATCCAAGATGTTTTGGCTTCATTTTCTGTTCTACTGATAATATAATGCACATGACCTGTGCCAAAATTTTTAGATATCACTTTGTCTCCACTCTTATAAGTGAATGATCCCGATCCAAGATCAGAAGTAAAAGTAATATCTCCCACATTATTGATAGTGTTGTATTTTACTCTCAATCCTAACACTGTATCCACAGGAGAAGTTTCTGAAATTTTATATTCAAAAACAGCAGCACCTGCAAAAGAAGAATTTTGATACACTGTTTGATCATTAAATTTTATATCATTATTATCCTGTAAAGAAAATAAAGGTTTTTGATTTAGAGCTGTTTTTGTCTGTCCTTGCTGCCATGCATTTTCAGACTCACTGTAATAAAAAGTTTTTCCTTGGTAGTTTGCTCCTAACTCTGCATACACAGTTTGACCATCTTGTGGTATGCCATCTGCTTCTTGCGTAAGATTTATTACTGAGTTACCTCCCACTGTGACAAAATTCACTTTATAAATTCTATTTTTAACTATTGAATCGGTGTCTGCTGTGAATAATACTCTCATGCCATGTGCTAAAGAAATACCGTCCACAATGTATCCTGAAGAGTTGACCACTGTGGAGAACACATCTGTGGTCACTGTGTCAATCAAGGCCACAGAGTTTAATCCTTCTGTTCCGTGATCATATAATTGTATGCCTGAGTCAAATTCTATTATGGGTCTTTTGGCTCTAGCTGTTTCTAATAAAGCGGTAATATTACCATTAACATCGTCTGATGTTTTTATTACTGATTTATGAAACCATCGGTTATATCTACTCCATGCATTGTTATCTGGACTGTCTCTTTTGATTGTGATATAATCGGGTGTTTCGGGTCTATAAAAACTGATTGCATAAGGTCTACTATCGTAAGTCACTGTGTCATACAATTCTGTGGTCTCTGCAGAATAAGATTCTGGTGTGATTAATCGAGCAGTATCTGTTAGAGTAATATGATCGCCCACTCCTTCCACATAAAATTCTTTATTTTTATATGTTGCACTGGTCACATTATCAATAAATTTTAATTTCATACCATTGCTCAGTTTTATTCCTGAAGACATGATATAATTCTTTGTGCCTACTATCTCGTGCTCTACATCTATTTTTGTTACAGCAGTGATAGTTTTAATTGTTAAAATACCCTGCATTGCTTGGTGATTGCCACACTGATAATACAATATGTCTGGTGCATCTGATGGTACCGTAAAAGTTAAAATACCAACCTCAGTGCCATTGCCTGACACAGCTGAAGAATAAATCACTGATGTGCTGCCATCCTCGGCTATGCCCGTGGTAAATGGTTCGGTCATAATATAGAAAGGATGACCGTCTACATCTAATACAAATTTGTAAGTGTTACCTCTGTATAATGTTATTGTGGGATTTTGTACACCATCATATGTGCTGAAAGTATAAGCAGTGTTGCCCACATGATCCACTGATATCTCAGTAACTGAATTTGTACCGTTATTAGAAACTAAAATGGGATTTGGACCTTCTGGCAACCAATAGTATTCTCTGTAATTGATTAATTTGTCAAAGTCTACTGCAGGATTCCATGCATACACTATCTCTTTATTAAGTCTATCATGATTATCAACATTGCCACCAAAGAATTTTATTTGATTAATATAATCATCATAGGTGGCTGTGAATTTAACTTGGTCTTCTGGATTGATAGAAGATGTATCTTTGTCTGTGTAGGTCACAGCAGGTTCTAATTGATAATTGGCTCTGTCCTCGCTGGTTGCTTCGATATAACTGTCAGCTGCTTGTCTAGTATAAGAATATTGACGACCAACATAGCCATCTAATCTTGTTAATTTGCCTGGTTGTATTAATTGATCTAAAGTGCTGGTTAAAAATCTATGATTATTGTCTGTTCTATAGAACGATGGCAGATGAGCTATGGATCTTCTCAGAGTCACACCGTTACTGTCTGTAACAACTTCGTAATTAGTTGTGCTGTTGATAGGTGAATCAGCCATCTCTAGTATCCTGTTCCGCTACTGCCTGTGTTGGATCTTGATCCAGATTTTCCTGTGGTAACTGATGATACTGCCGATGTTGATCTATTGCTGGTAGTGGTACCAGTAGTACTAGTTACAACTGTACCGCTAGCTGCTAACTGATTGGCACCTATAGCATCAATGATTACAACATCATCCACAGTCGCTCCACTGATAAAAATTTCATCTGCAGCACCACTGATTTGGAATAATGATCCAAATGCTTGTTCGTTTTGATTGGGTACTATAACCACTGTTAATAGATCTGGTGCTAATTGATTGTGTATGTAAGTAGCTAACTCTGTGAAATAAAAAGTATCTCCAAAATCAAAATTATTTAGAGCAAAAAATTCATTTATAGCCTGTATAACTCGAGTTTTGATAACTGCATTGGTCACATTGGTTAGAGAGTTTTTAACCACTTTGAATGTGGCTTGGAATTGTTCTTCTGCTTTGGATCCAAATAATATTTTGTATTTCACTGGATGGTATACTATTTGATCTGATAATCCTTTTAATGGATTCAATACTCCTGAGTAAGAAATTCTTAATTGATCTGATGTGGATGGTGCAGGTTCTGTGCCACCTTGAGATAACCATGTTCTATATAACTGATCATAAGATCTTTCTAACATGTAGATATCAACAATATTGGTTTGAGAAGGATCTATTCTAGTGCCTTGTCCAGCATTGTGTCTATATAGGAATTCTATAGCACTTCTGCCTCTTCTAGCATAATAATCTGTAGTAGTGTTCAATGTTATTGCTTCACTGTTGTAGATTTTAACCACATCATCTGTGTAGAAATAAAATAGTTGTCCATCTTCGTACTCTCCCGGTATTGTAATATTAGATTCTAAAGAAGTAACTATAAAATTAGTAGCTGAATAAGGTCTGTATCTTTCTATATTGTCATAACTGTTATATTTTTCAAAAAATACAAATTTTGTTGTGATAGATACGTCTGGTTCTACTACAATATCAAAAATATCTGGATTATCAACTACTCCATCATCGTCGTTGTCATAAAATCCGACTTTAACTTTTCTATTATCTTGATATCCATCTGATTCTTCCACTGTGTCCACAATCTGCCAATCAATTGGATAACCTATGCCTAGTCCTGTGCTGGGCACAGTGTTACTTTTTAATACTCTCACAGTGTCCTTCACTGATGTTCCTGTGATATAATCGTATATTCTTTCTTGACTATCAAAATGAAATTTATTATCTGCTTCTGATTCAAAAATATAATCCAATGCTCTAGAAGTTACTGTGTATGTATTTCCGTCGTTGGTAAATTTAAACCACCAACTAGCATCTTGATTAGTGTTTGTATTATCTCCTGTATCGTTCAAAGAAAATTCTTCAGAAGAATTTAAATTAGCACCTGTTATTACTATCCATTCAGAGTTTTCTTCATCAAATCGTAGACCAAACTCTTCATAAATTTCTATTCTATCTTGCAAATCTGTTTTCAATGCAGTATCAAATACAGTTACGAATTGAGGAATAACTGATGCTAATTCAGCATCTTCAGGCACTATATCATTTAATGTAATTGGTCCTATTCCTGTTTCTAGATTGCCTGCTCCTCCGTTAGCACCATCTCCTACCACTGCAGCAATTTTACTCCACTGTCTATCCTGTGCTAGGTTTGTACTTGCAGATACTAATTTGCCGTTTAAAAATTTTCTTGTGTCTGGCGATGTAAATTTAATTAGAGCTCCTGGTTTAGCATATTTTAAATTAGTGGTTGCAAAATCTCCCACTGCTAATGGTCCACCAGCTGTAAAATAACCTGTGTTAGTATTGGTGCCTGTGGTTGTGCTGACCCAAGAGGCATTTAAAGCACTAAGATCTCTTCTGTCATACTTGATATAATAAAATTGTCTAGCAGAAGATAAAGACAATGTTGGTTCTACCAATCGATTAATTACGTCTAATATCTCATTTCTATTTGTAAATGTAAAAGTAAATTCTGGTGTGCTCTCTTCTCTGTAAAGTATTCCGTCATCAGCAAATACTGATACATTGCTGTATGCTCCTGTGGGATCTATGATCTCTTTGGCTCTACTAATACCGCTGGCACTTCTGTTTACTGATTTTATTTTAATAATTTCCTGTGATGCTGATAGAGGAACCACATTATAATCTTCTGCTGTGATCATTCTATTCTGAGAATAATATACCTGTGGTGCTTTGGTTTTGATACTGTCGTTGCTCTCTGTTGCAGCAGCATTATAGATACTCTGTTGTAGAGATGCTGTGACTGTTAATGTCTGTTCTCCTCCATTGACATCTGTGTAGGACATACTGAATGATATGCCTTGCATGTCGGCTGGTTGAACTGAGAAATTTGAATTGGCACTGGTTCTGTAGTATGCTCTAAATCTTCCCGATGGTATGTTAGAAAAGTTGCCATCTCCAAACACAAGATCCACTGCGTCATTGGTTTTAGTGACAACATTGTAGATGTCTCTAACATCTGCATTTAAACTGTTATAGATGACATTGTTACCACTGAGATCGGGTACCTTGGTCCAAAATTTTTCTATCTGTCCAAAATCATCTAACTCATACAACCACACATCGATGTTGTTGATGTTGTTAACATTGATAGATTGAACATAGTTGGTTGTGGGTTGAGTTATAGAAAATTCAAGATTGGCCAACGATCCTTGTTTCAGTAGAGCAAAAAATCCTGTGTTAGGACTAGAGTCACCTGCTCCATCATTTCTATAAACATAAGTGAATCCTGTGCCTGGCACTGGTGCTTGTTCATAGATAGATTCTGAATCGGATATTGTGGCTGGCACTATTTCAAAGTTTCTTGCTATTCCACTTATGCCTCTAGTGAATGTGAATACTGGTACGTCTGTATTAGTGGTATTCACCATATAAGTCTCTGTCTTAATTCCACCAATGTTGCCCGACTCTTTGGGTTTTCCAATTAATTGACCGGACACATTGGCTGCATTCAATATAGTAATAAATTGTTCTCTAGCGTTAGCATTGGTAGAATCATTCCACACAATTGTAACGTTGGCTAGACTGTTGCCACCGCTGTCTCGAACATCCTGGGTGGTAGACACTGATTGAAATTTTAAAAGTCCTGTGGCTGGAAGATTTCTTTTGGCATTGTAATTGATTAATCGTGCCAATCTCAGTATGCTGTTTCTTCTAGAAGCTGTTTCTAAAAAGTTTTCTCGAGCATTTAAATCCACTCGAAAACTCAAACTCTGAGCAATATACGCAATAAGATCTATCAGCGCAATGTATTCTGAACTCTCAACAAAATCATTGAAATCATCTGGATAATTTTCTCTAAGATAGGCAATCATGGTCCTTCTCAGTGTCTCAAAATCGTAGGATTTAAAATCAGCTTGTTGGAAACTGGTATAGATTTTGCGCCAATCTTCGGCTACAAGCAATCGGTTTTGTCTATCAGTAGTGGACATAGTTTAATACACGGATATTTATGGATATTATTAAGTGCGTAGATTAAGACAGGCGTAAAAGAGAGTTTTCGTCGAATGAGAATGTTAATTTCTCGGTAATATTGTAGGGTACATAGGTTATAGTGGCTTGTACAGCAATGCCTTTTTCAGTTTCGCTCACAGTGATATCAGATGAACTAATACGTGGATCAGCATTTAAATTTTGTGTAATGTCATCGGCTATGGCTTGTTTTAGAGCATTGGTCAAAGGTTCAAATATGCAATCATAGATTATAGTGCCAAATTCAGGATTTTCCACTCGCTCGCCTTTGCGTACACTCAATCTATTGATAAGATCCTGTTTGATTAATTCAAAATCGTACAATCTAAAATTGTTTTGATCGGCTCGTGAACTGAAACCTTTGAACACTTGTCTTAAGTTGCTATTGCTATTTTTATCTTCGTATGCCATAATCTACCACCCAAATCCTCCAAATCCAAAATCTGCTACTGTTAAAATATCAGCGCCATCACTGAAAGCAAATCCACCTTGTGCAAAACTCCATACATCTCCCACACTCGATGCCACAGATCCTAGCACGTTTTCAATTCCTCCTGACAGTACACTTGTTATATTAGTTAAAGAAGTAATCTCTCCTCCAATAATATTTCTAAATTGATCTGTCACAATACTTATGCCGGTGTTGATTGCTGCTGTGCCCAGTCCTTGTATCAATCCTTCTGGAGATAGATTGCTTAAATTTATACCAGATATTACATTGTTTCCGAATGCTCCCTGTCCAAATATATCTCCAACATTTTTGAATAGGTCTGGCAATCCTCCTCCAAATACTTGAGGATCTACAAAAGAGCTTACAGACATATCATTTGCGAGAGCATACGTGTCTATACCATCTCCTCGGAAAAAGTCTTTAACTGCAGATACATTACTATTAGAAAATACAGTGTTGGCTACACTGTTAACTCCGCTACTGATCGCATTATTGATCACATTTCCAACAGTGGCGTTTACTGCATTTTGTGCTGTGGCAGCAAGATTGCCAACAACATTGCCTCCTGGCAAATTATTAATAACTTTACCCATGTCTCCAAGTGTATACAATGTGCCAGCTTGATTCACAAATATTTGATCTTTGAATAGATTGCCTACTTCTCCTCCTGCAATGCCTGTGATTCTATTAATAACTTGATTCGAAACATCACTGATTCCTGGCAGTAATGGTCTGATAGCCAGTGGTCCTGAGTCTGATAAGTTGAAAATACTTGAATAGTTTTGTGTAAAATCAGCAGTGGCTTTCTGTATAGCCGCAACATCTGTGGTACCTGGAACCGTGTTCTTAATATATTTTTCTAAGTCGGCTTGATATTGTCCTAATCTTACCGTAGGTACTGTGCTGGTTCTATTTCTTTGTTCTGCATATCCAAGAGTGCCTGGCACATTGGCATCTTCTCTCTTACCAGATGCTGAAAACGCTTTAAAATTGTCATAGTGCCATAGGAATGGTTCATGTGTTGGCACTCGCATGCCTGACATGCCTGGTATGCTTCTGTCTTGTTTCATCACTCCAACTGATCCTTTGAGAATAGGAGTAACATCGGGAACTTGAACTTCTCCAGTTCCTGTGCCATATGGTTGATTGAAAGCAGTTCTTTGCAAAGGTTGTACTAGATTTGGATCTGCAGGCATACTGTTAAAATGGACTTGACTGCCCACTAGGTGCACTTGTCCTGATGCTTGATGTATTTGTTGCCCACCTGCTGCTTGTGTGTAGATGCTCATACCGGTTCGCAGACTGTAGTATCCTTTGTCCACTGTCACATTCATTGCTCGGCTGGCTATTTGATTAATAATTGAACCATCAATGCTGACAAATCCTTTAATAGTTCTATCTAATGGATCTTCTCCTAGATGTTCGTTGGCTTTAATTTTAATATTCCTATTGGCGTACATATTAATATCACCTTCTGAGTGAAAGTTTATGTCTCCCCCAGATCTTATGTTATAACCTTTTTGAGCATAGATATCCACTGCACCATCGTTACTAAACTCCATCCATACAGTGCCTTTAGCATTGGCTAGGTACATCACTCCTGCTGTATCATGCATCAATAACTGATGACCAGAACTGGTCCTTAATCGTATCAATTGATTGTCTCCTACTGCATCTCCGTCATCCATTACAAAAGTGTGTCCAGCATTTCTTACCACTGGTATGTCTTCTAATGCATCTACCGGTCCTAATTTGGCTTTTCTTCTTTCAGGATCTACTCTTCCTGGTGTGCTGATTCCAAACACGGCGCTAGGGCTCTCTCTACGTGCAGAGCTAGTTGTAGTGCCTCTCACTGTGTCTTGGCTCAATCCCTGTTCTCTCAGAGTATTTGCGAATGGATGTATAGGTTTCCTTAATCTATCGGTGCCTCCTGCTCCTCCACTAAAATTATATAATTTCCTGTTTATTTCTCCGGCTGGCACTATATCTGTGCCATAAATTTCTCTTTTAAGATCTTGTGTGGTATCTTCTGATGATGTTTCTCCCACTGTGTCTTTCGATGCTGCTATGCCTGGAATCATGTGATTGGTTAAAGGATCCTGTACACAACCAAACCAAAAACCCTGAGAAATTTTGCCTTCTACAAATATAACCAGCACTCGACTGTCTATGTCTGGGGGCACCATCCACATTCCATAAGAATGAGCTCCATCTTCATATTTGGCTACGTCACCCGCTGTGCTGCCAGACAATGCATTGGTACTCTTAGCACCATAGAATGGCATAAGGTATTGCACATCATAGAGCTGCCCAGCAAACCCTTCGTTAACTCCTGATAGACTGGGTATCAGCACTCGTAATCCTCCCATTTTAGAAGGATCCACGTTGTCTTTCACTATGCCGATATAGGGGCCAGGATTGACCTCTGTGTAGGTAGAAGTTCTATTCTGTCTATTGGGTGTTGATGTATCGCCTGGCATTATGCTCCTCCACTTCCGAGTTGATTATCTGCCTGTGTTTTGGCATCAAGCTCTTGGTTGGTCAATGTGTATGTTCCACTCAAAGAATTTATCAGTTTCTCTTTAGCATCTGACAATATTTTTATATTTTCCACAACATTAATTTCTTTTCCTTGCTGGTCAAATCTAACTAGGGCTAGTGTTTGTGTAAATTTTCCTTGATCAAAATTACTTGTTACTTTAGTCACTCTGTACAATCCACTAAAAAATACATTCTCCATTGACTGAAAATCCATTACACCCTTCTTTTCATTTATATCTGTAGGAAATCTAAAATCTAAAGTGACGAATGCCTCTGCTTGATCATAATTAAAACATCCTAAATTTTTATCCCAATAAAGTCCTTTGTATCTTGGCACTTGCTCTGATACTTGACCTCCGCCGTTCTCAGTTGCCGTGGTTTTTCTTTCTATAGGTAGATAGTTTTCCTGTCCTATGAATGCAGGATCTCCCATTATAGTCATCTCTACATTCACCATGTCTGCTAAAGGATTGGTTAGATATTCCATGAATCCGTCTACCTGTGTCCTGCTGCCTCTGTCTTCTGTGGATACGTCTTCGTTCTTCACTGTGGTTGGATATTTCCTCATTGGCAACATCTCCTCTGGGTAGTCTAGTGATTTGTTACCAAATTGTCTAGCATATTGTACCAATGATAAATCTTTTACCTCTCTAGCAGTTTGAGCATCTTTCCTAGATCCATCCAATAATGCTGCCTGATAAAATCCATAATTGTAATTAATTTTTAAATCTAATATTTGAGTATTTTCTCCTGTGTAAATGTATTTGTAGGCTTTTAATGCTTTCCTATTCCATGATGGACTACCACTGAGGCCTGGCACTGCAAAATTTAATATGTGTATTCTATATGGAATCACTTGGAAATGTATTATTTTAGCATGCATCTTAGTTGTTCTATCAAACGCTTCGGTGTTGTATATAGAAGTTTTAATTTTGAACCACGGCACCATAAAATCTGGGATCATTGTTTTGAGCTCTTCATTTGTTATTTGTCCTTCTAATTCCTGTGCGTTTCCTATATCTTTCCAATACTTTTCTACAATCTTGTCTATATTTCTATATTCCTCGGTTTGTAGCACAATGTCTTGTATAATTTGTGCTATACTTTGATTTGGCCTAATAGTGAATTTATAAGACCCCGGTCCTGGACTCGTTTCATCAAAATTAGAGTTTCCGCTAGATTCTGTGAATTGATACACCCCGGGTGCTGCATCTATGATGTACCGATCCAGTGTTCCTTCGTTGTCTCGCAATTGGTATCGTAATTCTATCTTTTGTTGTTCATTTAAATTCTCTTCTAAGAGTGTTAGAGCTCCGTTGAGAGTTTGTGCTCTCTTATCCACTCCTGTGAGTTCTTTGTCTTTTGTTGAATTAGTATAGGATCCGCCGGTGCCTCTAGTGTATAAAAATTTATCTGTCATTGCATACTCGTTCCACGCCATTGCTTGCACATCGTAATTCGTCCCACCGGCATCGATAGACATTTCTACTCTTGCAATTTTAATTGGTATGTGCCTAGCAGTTATAACTTGTAGAGGATTTCCTTTGGTGTCAAATCCTCGAAATTCTATCTTGATCAAATAAGGACAATCTATATAATCTCTATACCCATTATTAAAAGCTGCAGCACGTAATTTTTCAAATAGTGTGATTCCAAATGGTTCCTGTAATGTCATATTCAACGAGTTAAAACTTACTAATTTTCTTTCTTCATTAGCGGCGTTCAGTCCTTCTATAGTGACACTTTTAAAAAATATGTCATGTCCCCTTTGAAGTATTTTGTTGGACTCATTTAACGATTTTATTGTTTCTGGTTTTAATGTATTGATCATTCTATCCACATATCCTGAACGTGCTGCTGACGATGTAGCAACTTGTCCTTTTTCATTGAATGGAGAATAATTACCTTCATCTCCTATGCCTGCAGATTTAGCGATAACATCGCGAGGTCTGCTCGCAATTATGCTGGTAGGATTTAAAAGTTGCTCTCTAGGTATTGTGGATAACGTAAAAATATAATTGTATGAAGCATATCTATCTAGAACATTCTCTTCGGTTGCCGTCTTCCATCTGGCAGTACCAATCGGAGCTCCTTGCATAGCATCTGAATTAATCGTCATTTGTTATAGGCCTAGATCACTTTTTAAATTGCTTAACTTAGGCAACTGTATTACTTTGCCTGGAGAAAAATCATAGATAGGATCTTCAATAATATCTAGATTTCTTTGAGCAAATACCCACCATAATCTTGGTGTGCCATACAAGTCATACGCTAATAGGTCTGGCCTATAAGCATAAATTCTATCAATGGTGTAAGAGATATCATCTGCTTCTGCTGTTATAGTCCTAGGGATTAAAAAATCCAAACTAATATTATTCTCTAATGTATTAAAATAAGGAGATGTGTTGCTGTATTGAGCCATTAGATAAATCCTACCTCTTTGCTGCTGCCATTAAGACGACCATTAACAAAATCTCTCATGTTAAATTTCTTGATAGTTTCTTTAGAATATACCGGTTGTAATTGTAGAGTTACTGTGCTCAGAGCCGGAGCCCAGGTGTTGTTCTTATCAGGATTGGCAACTACTCCTGCACTTAAATCACTATACAAAGAATTTAAATTTACTCCACCTTTGCCCACCATAGAACTTTGTGTGGTACAAATATAATCTACGTCGGCTCTCATGTCCACGTTAAAATTAGTAACTACCACAGGAACATTATTGAATACATAACTGCCGTATCCGTTCAGTTGTAGAATCGGTGGAGGATTTCCTTTTAAAGAATCGTTCTGTCCTCCAAAGAACATTTTGGTCACTGATCTAAAGAAATGTAACATGGCTACCCAATATTGAGCATCTTCATAATTTTGTACAGGAAATTCTCCTGTCACTGTGAATGAAGGTACCTCACTGTGTCCATAGGCATAAAAAGGATAATTGCTGTGCGTCAATGCCATGGCATTGTAACTGGCAGCATGTTGAATGATAATGCTTGGCGTTAAAGGAAATATTACTCCGCCTTCAGAAGCTAGTGGCCAAAGTACATTGTTTGGTGATTTCTGTTTATTGTCTTTGAATTGCTGTCGAGATCCTCCAAAGAATATATTATTTAAATCACTCTCTGATGGTAAAGTTACCTTAACTCTAAAATCTGTTTGGCCGTTTCTTGTGGTCCACGTAGCATGTGTGTTTAATTGATCAGACGCTTCGGCGCCTCTGCCTAATCCTGCACCAAATAAACGATTTAAAGTGGGATTGGAAGAGATAACTTTATTAACCCCGCCGATAACACCTAAAACTTTGCCTGCTGTGTCTAATAGTCCCATTGTTAAATCCGTTTATTAATAGGTTGTTTTTTCATATAAAATTCAGTATACTATAACAATATTTATAGGCATCATAATAGGCGCACTTTATAATCTCCAGGCAGCAAAGCAAACAACAAAAATAAGGAATTACTATGAAAAGAGTGAATTATCTAAATAACCGCGATCTGCTGGCGGAGATACACAAGAGCAAGAATACCTATTGCTCATATGTTAGTCCCGAAGACAGCGATTATGACATGATTGTTAATGACATTAAAAAGATTAACAATGCCAACATTGCCAAAGCAAGAAAAATACAAGCAAAAAGATTAACAGCTCGAGCGTGGGAAGCTGCTAAAAAATTAGGCAATAAAAGAATTAAAATGAGTGACTATGAAGTATCTCCTAGAAAAGTTAAAAAAACTGATTTAGTGTTTCGAGTGATGATGTTTGATCACATCACTATGGACAGCGAGAGAAAGAAAAATCCTAAAACTCGAGCAGATCATCATACAAAAGTTAATTTTCCTCCATTCCAACATTATAGGATCAACGAAAAAGGACAATTAATTTGCGTGGGCAAAAGTCATTGGATGGGTGGTATGAGCAACGGGCATTTCAGCAATGATCACGGCAAGATCACTCCTAACCTAGCAAATATGTTTTTAAAATTAGCAGAGAGGTACAGTCAAAGGAGCAACTGGCGAGGTTACACTTATGTAGACGAGATGAGATCACAAGCACTAATGCAGTTGAGTCAAATTGGTTTACAGTTTGATGAATCTAAATCTGAGAATCCGTTTGCTTATTACACAGCAGCTATCACAAACTCATTCACAAGAATCCTAAACATTGAGAAGAAAAATCAAAACATTCGTGATGACATATTGGAAATGAATGAAATGATGCCAAGTTATACTCGACAGGCTAAGAATGAAAGTGAGACTGTGGCAGCAAAGAAAAGACAAAAAGAATTGCATGGAGAAGTCAAAGTCTACAGCAAGGCAGCCATTAAAGAATTAAACAAACAATTAAAAGATTCTGGCAAATTATCACTTGCAACAGAGGACAAAACAAAATAATATCCAACTATGGCATTTTTTAAAAAAGCTGCTTGTTTCACTGATATACATTTTGGATTAAAAGGCAACAGCCGAGTTCACAATGATGACGGAGAAGCATTCTGTTATTGGTTCATTGAACAAGCTCAAGCACACGGATGTGAAACCTGCATATTCTTAGGAGATTGGCATCATCACAGAAGTGCTACTAACGTCAGCACCATGAACTACACAGTGAGCAACATGGAAAGATTGGGTAGAGCATTTGAAAAAGTCTATGTGATTATGGGCAATCACGATCTATTCTACAGAGACAAGAGAGAAATTAACAGCATGGAATACTGTAGAAATATTCCTAACATCGAGATAGTGAATAACTGGTTATTAACCGATGACGTGGCAATAGTACCGTGGATAGTCAACGATGAATGGAGAAAGATACAGGATTTAAAACAGAGATATATTTTTGGACATTTTGAATTGCCTTATTTTAAAATGAATGCCATGGTGGACATGCCAGATGTGGGCACAATCAAAGCAGAACACTTTGTGAATCAAGAATACGTGTTCACAGGACACTTCCATAAGAGACAAATAAGAAACAATATACACTACATCGGCAATGCATTTCCGCACAACTATGCTGATGCTGGTGATGATGAGCGTGGTATGATGGTGCTGGAATATGGTGGGCAGCCCAAATACATCAACTATCCTAACATGCCAAAATATCGAAATGTAAAAATATCACAGTTATTATCTGATGCTGACAGCATATTAGCGCCACGAATGTATGTGCGTGTGGGATTGGACATTAAGATTTCTTATGAAGAAGCTAATTTTATCAGAGAAACATTCATGGAAAAATATCAATTGAGAGAACTGCAACTGATTCCAGAGCAGTTGGATCAAGCAGATCAGCCCATGGTTAAAGTGGAAAAATTTGATTCTGTGGATCAAATTGTGATCAAACAGTTAGAAGCTGTGGATTCACAAACCTATGATAAAAAAGTATTAATGGCAATTTATAATAATTTAGATGTTAACCATTAGAGATCTTACAGTAAAAAACTTTATGAGCGTGGGTAATCATACTCAAGCAGTGAACTTTGCTGGCAAAAATTTAGTGCTGGTTATTGGTGAGAACATGGATTTGGGCGGTGATGACGCAGGTGCTCGAAATGGTACTGGTAAGACCACTATCATAAATGCTATCAGTTATGTATTCTTTGGGGAAGCATTGACACAGATCAGAAGAGACAATCTAGTGAATAAAACCAACAGCAAAGATATGTTGGTCACTGTAAATTTTGAGAAGAATGGAGTAAGTTACAAGATTGAAAGAGGAAGAAAACCGCAGGTATTGAAATTCTTTATCAATGAAGTGGAACAAAACTCAGGAGCAGATGGCACTGAAGATAACAATGAGGCACAGGGAGAGAATAGAGAAACTCAAGAAGAGATTAATAAGTTAATTGGTATGACTCATGCTATGTTCAAGAATATCATAGCTCTTAACACTTATACACAACCATTCTTAGCAACCAAACAAGCCGAGCAAAGAGAAATTATAGAACAGTTATTAGGTATAACTCTATTAAGCGAAAAGGCAGAACTGTTAAAAGAACAGATGCGAGTGGCTAAACAGGAATTATCAGAAGAAAAGATGCGATTAGATGCTGTTTTGGTTAGTAATAAAAAAGTAGAAGAGTCTATCAAAACATTTGAATTAAGGAGTGCTGCGTGGCAAACACAGAAGAATCAAGATATTGCGAAATTTGAATCTGCTATAGAAGAGTTAGAGCGAGTAGATATCCAAACAGAGTTAGAGAATCATAAACGACTGGCAAAACATACAGATGATTCTAAAACTCTAAGAAATTTAGAAAAAGAGAAAAGCTATCACGAAGATTCATTAACCAAAGCCACTAGACAGAAAGAACAAACTGTAAAAGATTTAGAATATGCTGAAAAAGCCACTTGTCCTACTTGCGAACAAGACTTACATGGAGAGAAACATGAGCATCTTGTGGACGAACTTAAAAAAGATCTTGAGGAACAAACCCAATATGAACAAACATTGTCTGCAAAATTAAAAGAAATACAAAATAGCATAACAGCTATTGGAGATTTGGGTTCTGTGCCAGACACATACTATGATTCAATCGATGAAGCATATAATCATAAAGGTTCTGTGGAAGATTTAAAAAGACAACTAGAACAAACTCGTGCTAAAGAAAATCCATATCAAGAACAGATTGACGAATTAAACAAAACAGCAGTGCAAAAAATAGATTATACTAAAGCAAATGAGATGGAAGACTTATACAGACATCAAGAGTTCTTATACAAATTACTAACTGCAAAAGATTCTTTTATTAGAACTAGAATCATAGAACAAAATTTGACTTATCTTAATCAACGATTAGCATTCTATCTAACACAAGTTAAGTTACCTCACACAGTGGTATTCTTATCTGATTTGAGTGTGAGAATTGAAGAGTTAGGCAGAGAATTAGATTTTGATAATCTAAGTCGAGGAGAAAGAAATCGATTGATATTAAGTTTAAGCTGGGCATTCCGAGATGTGTGGGAAGGATTGTATCAACAAATCAACTTATTGTTTATAGATGAGTTAATTGATGCTGGTATGGACGTATCTGGTGTGGAAAGCTCAATGGCAGTATTAAAAGAGATGAGTCGAACACAATCAAAAAATATATTCTTAATATCGCACAAAGACGAGTTAGTGTCTCGAGTAAATTCTGTACTAAAAGTAGTGAAAGAAAACGGATTTACAAGCTACGCTAATGACGTAGACATTGTTATATAATTAAGTACTTAAAATTTTTCCAATTCCAAATAGATTATTATCTTTATCTCTTAAAACATGTATGCTGTTGGTTTCTTGTAAACCGTGTTTTTCTGCTAGTGCCTTGTGTGCTTGTCCATGAGTATTCCAAGCATAGTCTTTATCAAGATTATTCATTAAAAAATAACCACAAGCTGTTAAATTTTCATTATACATACCAAAGTGATTTAATAAAGTGATAGAATCTGTTGTTCTTTGTCGCGACCATCTCAATCCAATCCTATTCCATGTTAAGTCTAAACCTTTTGACATACTCATAGCAAAACTTTTAATATTTGGATGATCAAAATCAAATTCTATTTTTCTAGCAGATTGAAACCAACAACCGTCGATGTGTATATCAATGTTTTTTTCTTCACATTCTTTTAAAATATCATTCCAGTGTGGATCTGTATCACAATATTTCCAAGACGGCACACTGACAAGCAATGGAATTTTAGGTTTTAATTCGCCTGGGTTAGTTGATTTCATTCCCATTATAGAGTAATAACTGTATTCAGATGGCAGTATTTGTATGTTCCATGCATATTTCAAACAAACAGACTCAATAAAATTTGTACAACCTATTATGATATCTTTGCAAGTAAATGCTTCCCATCCTCTAAGATCGTTTATTGTTGAAGACTTAAACCATGCATCTGCGTGTTTTATAAATTTTTCTTTGTATGGATTTTCTTGTTTAGAAGAATACCATTGTTCTTTTAATTTTTTTATATGATTGTCGGAAATCGGCCACAATTTGTCTGTTAATTCACTATTCATTGATATAGTATACTCCGTTGTCTCCTCTGCTTGGCCAATAATCTAGCATTGGGCCTTCTCTATAAACATCCGAACTTAAACAATGTAATCCACTATCCCAAAAATAACACATATCAAAATTTGCCACATGTGGTGTTATACCAATACTTTCAAAATATTTAAAAATTTTTTTATTTTCTTTTATTACAAGTATATTTTTTTCATCTACTAATATACAATTAACACTGAATATAGTTTCCCATGGATTACCTAACCATGTATCAGCAACTTTTATTATTTCTTTATTATAATTTGCAAAATGTGCTCCTGGTACCCACCAATTATTATTATGAGTTGGTACCATTGGGCGTTCTTCTAGATACGCAACATTCCATTCTGGAAAACTTTTGTCATATTTGTTTCTGTAAAAACTAGATAATATTTCTTTTTCTTTGAGAGGACAAAAAACACCATCGCTGTGATCTCCTGTGTTCAATATATGCACTCTATGATTTATTGAAAGTTGTTCAGCAACAATTATTGCATTTTGTTTAAATTCTGGTCTGCTATTATCGTAATCAATAAACATATCTCTTCCCATTCTAACTACACAAGGAAAGTTCACCCAGGCTATTGGATCTTTAGATCGATCTATAATTACAACATTTTGATTGTTATCTTTATAAGAATCTATTGCATGTTGAAACGGTTCTATTCCTGAATGATATTGAGGATTTATATATAATGTATCATCTATTGTCATGGCCCAATCACAAGGACACATTGGGGGTTTTATTAGATTACCCTGTTGATCTAGATATGGGTCAACAGAGTTTTCAAATTTTGGTCTAACTACGTTTACTCCTAGATTTTCTAATATTTTACATATATTCTTTAATTCTTTTTGTGTCATTTCTGTTATCTTACAAAAAATATCTTCTGTACGATTATCAAAATGCTTATAAAAAGTTTGTGGATAGGTATCTCCAATCCATATTTCTTTTAATGGATTAATTTGAGAATAATGTTTTATTTTTCCTAAAGTACTCATGTTATTTGTATCTAATATACACGCTTCTTCTCTGTCCGTCTACTATTTCTGGTTGTACAGCATGCCAGCTTTTATCATTATTGAGTAAAGCATATCCTTTATTCCTTTTATACACTATTTCGTGTACTTTGCTGGAAATTTTTGAAGAACTGTACAAACTTGTGCCGGGCTGTTGTTGATCACCTATATAGATTTGTATGGCTAATTTAATTCTAGTGTCGTCTAAATGCGGGATTAGATAATAACCAGGATAATCTATCCAAATGTCTGATGTGTCTGGAGTTAATTTTATACTAAAAATTTCTTCTAAACATGTGGTTATCTTTTTATTTTTAAAAAAAATATTAAGTTCTTTACTAATCTTTTCAGAATAATCTACTCTTCTTCTAAAACTTTTTTCCAATTTCTCTTGTTTCTCTAATGTGGTTAATTTTAATTTTTCTAAATCTATCTTTAATTTTTCCAACCAGATATCATCAAAAAAGTCTTGGTATTCTTGGTAAATTAAACCATTTAAGTTTACCAACGGTGTTTTTTGTATTGACTTGACCACGAAATCTAAGCTATCATTGTGCATGTGTTAATTAATTAGCATCTAACAAAGGAGCATAAAAAATGTCAAATACACATGACTCAATAATGGCAGCTATTCAGACGTACTCTGAAGAGAACCAAAAATTCACTGAAAAGGGAATTAAAGCATCAGCAACAAGAGCTAGAAAAGCTCTAGCAGAACTTGGCAAGCTGATCAAAGCTAGAAGAAAAGAAATCCAAGAAACTAAGAACGCTGAGAAAAACGCAGCCTAATTAGCAAGACGGAATTTAAAAAGCCTGT